TAATTGAAAACCAAGAAATTGTTCAAGTTATTGTTTCAAAAATAAACTCCGTTTATAAAGATATTAAAAAAAACGAAGAAACACCCAATACTGATTACTTATTTAATAATCTAAATAAAAGCAATTTAGAAAAATCTATTGAAAAATTAGACATGTTTAATGAGTTATGTTAATTAATCTTTATAGTTATAAACATGTAAAAAATAAGCCCGCGACCCAACATCTAATGGTTTCACAGGAACAATATGTTTTGACTTACTAATAAACTGCAAAATCTTCCTCCTGCTAATTTTTAGATGTCCACGAATTGTTCTTAACGAGAGATTTTTACCAGTATTTTCTTTTAAATAATCTTCGACAATGTTTGAAGTAGTCATCAAATTACTAGTCATCAAATTACTAGTCATCAAATTACTAGTCATCAAATTGTTTATAGATTATATATTTTATTTAGTAATCTTTAAATAATTTTTGTATATTATACAAATCGTTTATTTTATATTTAGTAACCTTTTTTTTTAATATATATATATATATATATATATATATATATATAAAATGAATAGGTTGGATGATAATATTGAACACGAACTAGTGGAAACGCTTACAAGAATACAAATGCATGCTGGAGAGTTATTCCAAGCCAGAGCAGCAGAACAAGATACATCAGAAGAACAACAAAATCTTAATGATACAAAGGATGAAGCTAAGCAAATAATGAGGCAAATAATGAGAAAATATGATTGTATTACTATGAATGACTACAAGACAGCAATGCTCAATATAGTTAAAAATTACCAATCACCACAAGATGTTATTGATCTTATTAATGCTAAGATTGATGAGAAATATGTTAATGATGGGACTATTACTGCCCACATTACTGCCCACGGTAAAAGAAAAAGAATTAAAAGAAAAACACATAAACATAGAAATAGTAAAAGAATTAAAAGAAAATCACATAGACGTAGTTATAGAAATAAAAAAATGTAAAAACAAATTATTTATATATTATTTATATATTATAAATGATATATGAAGATGAAGTACCTCCTTATGATCCAACAGAGGAAAAAGCGGATAAAAACTCATATATATTGACTAGATTTAAACCAGAAGATTTAGAGTTAGCAACTAGAGTAAACCAAGAAGACTATTTAAAAGGTCTTCTAATATAAACATTATATGATTTATACGATGCACATAAGAAAGCAAGTGCTGTGTGGTTCAATTCAGGTGATGATGCTATACTTAAGACAAAAGTTGACTTAGCCAACGCAGAAAACAGGCTAGTAGAAGTTTTTATATTTATATATAAACTATTAAATGTAGATACTAATATTAATTTTATTATTGCAATAATAAACAATATATTAATTAGTATTATTAATAGAGATGCAGATTATGTTCAAGACGTTATGGCTGATATTGCTAATAATTATATTACCCGAGACATGATATTGCGCTATAATATGCAGAATTCGTATGGAAAAAAAAATAGAAAAAAACATAAAACAATTAGAAAAAAAAGAATTAAAAGAATTAAAAGAAAATCACATAGACGCAGCAATAAACACAATCAACTTCTATAATAAAACATGATTTTGTATCCTTTTGTAAAATTATAACGTTCAGGCTCATATTCTGGGTCTTCTTTGAATGTCCAATCCTTATCTTGATTTATCATTTTTTTCCATTCAAAACGTGATAATTTTGATAAACTGCTTCCATCAAATTTATACTCTTCTTTATTAACCGTTAATACACTAACAAAATGACTATTTGCTTTAGGGTCAAAATGATCCTTATTTGTTATAATTATTGCGTCTAACACATAATTATATGTGTTATTTTGCGCATCTGTTAGTTTAATAGTATTGTCAAACAATGTTCCGCTTTGGAAATCTTCTATTATAACAATGTCGGGAATAACGTTTATTGAACTTGTCGAATATTTTTTTTGTATAACATCATTAATATTTATTGTTCTTGTTATAGAATGTTTAAATAATTTTAACGTATTATATTTGAGATATTTTAAGATTGTTTCATAATATGTAAGAGGGTTTCCTGGATCTTCTACATCTGGTATATTATATATTTTGTTGCTGTTAGTTATTAATAATGTAGGACTTATAGATTTAGCGGGATTATTTATAATTTTGTATATATGATAAACAAAATAGTTTGTGTTTAATTTATCTGTGAGAGAATTTATTTTATTAAATAATATATTTGATTTTGAACTCTGATTGTATGATGCCTCAATAAACAAATTTAATATAAAAAATATTTTTGCAAATTCTTCAGGAATTAAAGTGGAGTCTACTTTTCTTCCTGTAATCATTAATTCTCTGAAAAATCTGAAAAAAACTCTGCCTTTATCGCTGAAGAAAAAGGTTACAAACATCGTATTGAACCAACAATTTGATAAAAATTGTACAGGTGGTATAAATTTTGTAACATCTAAATGTTTAGATGCCTTTAAGTTATGTAATAATATATCTTTAACTTTGTTACTATTATAAGGAAGACATACGTCGTTATTAGTAGTGCTTATATTTAGCTCTAATAAACTATCACATAAACTTATTGATAGTTGTGGTAGTGTTCTTAATGACCTGATTTGTAATTTATTATTTATTGATGGAATATAAGACTTATTTCTTATAGATGATTTAGGCGCGTAATTGCTAATAGGTTTAGTATATTTTACTGTTTCTGCTTGTGCTTGTGCTAATGCTAGTGCTTGTGCTTCTGCTTGTGCTTCTATTTCTTTTTCATTAAAACTATAATTTTTAGAATTATTTGATATATAATCCTTTAATGCGCTCTTTTTTAACATGCTATTTTTTAACATGCTATCTTTTAAAGTGTCATACTTTAATACACTACGTTTTAACGTAGTAGCTGATTTTCTTCTTACATGTTGCTTTGTTTTTGTTTTAACAAATGATTTGTGGATAGTAGGTTGTTTCTTATGCTTCTTTTCTGTATGCTTCTTTTTTGTAGGCTGTTTATTATGGTTTTTCTTTATAACTTGCTTATTCTTTTTTGTAGCTTGCTTCTTATGCTTCTGCATCTTTTTTATAGGTTGCTTTTTCTTCTTTGTAGGTTTATTCTTATGCTTCTGCATCTTTTTATTCTTTGTAGGTTGATTATGCTTTTTCTTTATAACTTGCTTTTTCTTCTTTGTAGGCTGCTTATGTTTTTTCTTTATAATTTGTATTTGCTTATCTTGTATTTGCTTATCTTGTATTTGCTTCTTTTTTGTTTTTTTTTTAATTAGTGTTATAATTTTATCCATTACATTTTTAAATTTATGAATAATGGTTTTTTTTTTCTTCTTATTAGTCATATTATTTTATATATTATTATATTAATTAAATAATATAATATTAATAAAAATAATAAAAATAATAAAAATAATATTTTAATGAATAATATATTTTAATAAATAATATATATTTATTAATATATAATGGAAAAAATAAAGAGTAATTTTTCGCAAACTGCACAAAACTTTTCACAAATGCCATTAAAAAATATGGTATATGATAAAGCATTAACATTTCAAAATAATGTAACTAGTTCTAGAATGCCATTTTTAAGGCGCTTTTTGATCTGGTTTATTATTATTATATTATTATCGCTTTATGGCCTAAATATTTTTACATATTTAGCAGAAGGCACGGATATAGTAACAGCATTAATTTCACCATTTTTATATGTAATTTCTTTAATAACGGGCGACACTCTTAAATCAACAATAGAAAACACATCACAAGGAGGGCAAACATTAATAAGTGGAATATCCAATTTTTTTACTGTTATAATACAATTTTTCTCAAAGTTTTTTACCGGCTCTCTAGCAGTAGCAGAAAACACATCCGTTTCGGCAATCAATCAATTACAAACAAATATAGCTAAAGATAAAATAAATTCTGGAGAGCTAAGAAAAACAAATACAAACACAAATACAAATACAAATACAAACAATCAAGACAATAACAGCGAAGACAATGACGGACAATTGTTAAAAAATGATCGAACATTAAACGAACGCACTCGTGATGTTCCAAATACTATAAAAAATAATATAGCACAAAAACAACAAACTGATCCCGTTCCATTACAAAGTAACTCAAATGAACATGGATATTGTTATATTGGAACACAAAGCAATGTAAGAAATTGTGCTAAAGTCACATCCAAAAATAAATGTATGTCTGGAGACATATTTCCAACAATGGACTTATGCATTAACCCAACTTTAAGAAATTAAGAAATTAAGGAATTAAGACTTTAATAATTTAATGTTTAAACGCTCATTTTTCTTTTACGACTTTTGCGCTTTGAATATTTGCGCCCTCCGCTAAGATGCATTTTTTTTGTATGTAGTTTACTAGGTTTGGAAGTATATTTATTTAAAAATTTTAAAAAATTCTTTTCTGTTCTTTCCATATTATACGAAGCAGCAAATTTATTGTTTTTAATAACAAATAAACTCGGATAGCCTTCAATATTATCATGAATTAAAGGGTTTTTTATAGATGTTAATAAATCAGCATCAATTTCTAATACATTGGCCTTAATTTTACGTTTAATAACGCTAGAAACAAATTTTTCCCATTGTGGCTGCATATTTATACAATGAGGACATGTTTTACTAAATGCTCCCACAAATGTTGTCCCACTTCTTAATAAGTTATTAATCTTATTATTATCTATGTTATCTTCTAATTTGATATACGGCATTATATATATAAATATATATTTAAATATATATTAAATATAAAAATAAATATTATTAATTAATAATAATATTTAACGTTAATTAATAATAATATTTAACGTTAATTAATAATAATATTTAACGTTAATTAATAATATTTATTATTCTATTATATTAATAGTATTAATACATGAAAATTAATATGAAATTTAATATTGATATTTTAAATAATAAAAAATTACATATACTATTGATTAGTGTGTTTTTTATGTTAGGATTATATTATTATGTAAATTCTTATAAATTTTACGAAAACATGGAAAATAAGCCAAAATCGTCTAATCATCGATGTCCTAATATGTTGATTGAAAAAGATGGCGACTATTATTTATATAATTCAAAATTGGCGATTGTTCCAGGAGTAAATCCCATAAGATTTAATAGTTTAGAAGATTATTCTGAATTTGTAGACTGGCAAAATAGCAAAAATATAAGTTGCCCAATATTATATTTGCAATATTCAACAGACGCGCAAAATAACGAATTAATACAAGTTAAACCATCCATTTTTGAAAATCAGGGCGGCCTACCATCTATAAATCGAGATCCTTTAAATAAAGAGAGCAAAGAATTTATTGAAAGCAACAAAATATTAGACGCTACACGAGATAATAGTACAAAATACAACACAAATATGTTGGCGGGTATTGATCCAAAAAACCAAGATATTGGCCTAGAAACACCTTTAGACAAAATGTTTTATCAAAGCGGAGAAGTGAGTGTTAATCCTATGGATCCAAAATGGGGAGGAAAAAAATATACCCAAGCCGCTATTGACAATGGCGAATTTGAAGACCGCTATGTTGTTAAAAGTCCTCCATTAAAGTAATTATTTTTATATTTTTATATTTTATTATTTTATTATTTTATTATTATTTTATTATTTTATTATTTTATTATTTTATTATTTTATTATTATTTTATTATTTTATTATTTTATTATTTTATTATTTTATTATTTTATTTTATTAAATAATAATATTATATAATATATATATGCCAAGCAATAGAGTTGCTCATTATAATGACGAGCTTCAACGTGCAATACAAGCATCACTTGCAGAAAAAATTAGAGCTAATCAATTTGAACAGGATTTAGCAGATGCACAATTAAAAAGCCTCACGGATACAGGACAACCAACGAGTGGATTCGCGATACCACTATATCAAAGGCCTCCAGGTCCACCTCCTCCTCCTCCTCTTCCGCGTTCACCACAAAAACCACAATATGGAATATTTGCCAGACTTAGAAACAGTTTAACTCGTAGAAACAGTTTAACTCGTGGAAACGATTATCTGGTAGATACACCTGATAATAATCCTATTGATACTAATAGTATTCCACTTAGAATGTCATCCATATTTCCCAGACGTACTAGGTCAGCTAAAGTAGATCTAGCTCCTGGCCCCAGCTTTATTGATCCTCGCACTGCAGGTATAAGAAGATCCAGAAAAATGAGGAAATCTAAAAGAAGAAGAAGAAAAACAAGAAAAACAAGAAAAACAAGAAGAAGAAGAAAAACAAGAAGAATACACTAAATTTAATTATTGTTTCAATATTTTAGGAAAATATTTATATTATATTATTATAATATAAATGTTGCGTAGTCAAAGAAGAAGGAGGAGGATCAAAAGACCAAGTATAATAAATTCGTTAAAACGGAAAGCGGGACAAAAAGGGCAAGTTATAGATCCAACAAAGTTTTTACTACCTGTTCCTGTTCCTGTATTTCCTTCGTCTCCTTTGTCTCCTTTGTCTTCTTTGCCTTCTTTGCCTTCTTTGCCTCCTGTACGCGATATGTCTAGAGAGTTCAATCCCACAATGAGGAGATATCATTCAACAAATCGAGCGAACTCAAATTCTAGTCAAGGTTCAATGGGTGATTTTCCCGAAATAGTAAATAAAGCATTTCCAGGAAAAACACAAGAAGAAATAAGAGACTTTGTAAAAACAGTAACCGAGAATAGAAGAGACTTTGAAAAAAGAGTAACTAGCCAAAAAGAATTTCGCGAAACAGTAAATAAAGCATTACCGGATATATCAAGAGTGGAAAGAAGAAAATTAATAGATCTAGTAACTGACATAAGAACTACACCACGAAGACAGGTATCAATAGATAAAAAGAGACTAACAAGAATGCTTCGTCGCGTGCGAAATGTGGCAGGAAAAAAATCAAGAAAGCGTAGAAAATAAGTTTATAATAATGTAATAATATTTACAAATTATTTATAATACTTGTTATAGATGTTGATAATGCAGTATATTTTTTACATTTAATACAATTTTCATCTGTTTCGTCATCTAATATGCCTTCAATATTAATACTATTAATTGATTTTTTATCATTTAACATTGTCATCATGCATTTTGCACATTCCATGTCACATATTTTTTTGGTGCTTGTAAGAATTTTCTTTGTTTCACTTCTTCCCTCATTGCCACCTAGTTCTAGGGTTAAACCTCTAAGTTTATTATCTATCATTTTAAAAATGCTGTCGGTTTCATTCTTATTATAATTGCTTTCTGTTAATCCCTCTTTAAATCCTTCTTTAAATCCTTCTTTAATATTCATATTATTATAATTTTCTTTAATAACTGCATTTGAATTTTTGTTTGTTAAAGACCTAAATGATAATTTTTGCGCACTCTTGAATTTATATTTAAAACTTAGAGAAAATATTACAACTATTAATATAGTTAAAAATAGGTATGTTATAAAAGAATATAAATTATTATTTTCCATAATTAATATATTAAAATATTTTATAATTAATATAATAATTCATTAAAAAATGTTTATAAAAAATATTTAAAAATAGTCTTAGTAATAGTATAACTACTATACTAGTAATACTATAAATAGTATGATTAACTTTTATAATGGATTATTAAAGTCAAAAGTTTATGACAACATGTATATAGCATTATTTAATAGAATGAAACATAGTAATGTAACTTATGATTTAATTACAAAAGTGTCCTTAATCGATAATTCTCTCAAAAGAGATTTAGAAATTGCTAAAGAAAGAAAACTCAGAATTAAAAAAATGAAAGAAAATCAGAAAGAAAGGAGTTTTGAGATGAGCGAGAGCCATTGCACTAAACCTTATATAAAAAAACCTGGACCTACTTAACTTTTATTTAAAACTATTAAAATAAAATTGAAAACTTGTTATTATTAGTGTTAACATTAATAACAACAAATAACATATGACTTATATTAATGACGGCGAAACTACAATGATCCAAATTTCTGATTATACTTTGAAGTATGACGAAAAAACACAAGGACTACGCGATAAAACATATTCCGAATTAGTAAAGGAACACGGGCAAGGAAATATTAAATGTGCTTGCATGAATAGGGTTTATCAAATTAGCTCGCAGTTTGTTAGAGGTCATTTTGACACGCAAAAACATAAAAATTGGGTTGCTCAAAGTCAAAAAGAGTATATTAAGAATTTTGGACATTGCTGCTCACAACAAGATATTATTAACTCGCAAAATAAAGAATTGAGAGAATTAAAATGTAATACTAGTCATTTGACAAATAAAAATAAGGCTTTAGCGCAAGAAAATAGTAAGTTAGAAGCTATTAATAAAATTTTAATAGAAGAAATTAACTCACTAAAAGGTCTACTATTAGCTAAAGAACCAGACAGTGAAGACAACAACGAAACATTTATGGAATGCTATTTATAAAATAACATGTTTTGAGAGCTTAGCATTTTGACATTTTAAAATCTTTATAGCTTATTTTTTTTTCATTGTTAGTATGTGACGTTTCATGTTCTGTATTAGCATTAGTATTAGCATTAGTATCTGCATTTTTATTTGATTTTAAAGCGCTATCAATATACATTTCTTTTAAATACGATCCTACTAAATAAGATCCCTCATGTTGATCTATTTCTCCATCCTCTATTTTTTTCAATATTGCTAAAAATCTCTCTAAAATAGACAAATCTAATTTATCATTTATAATTTTATTATACAAATCAGTATAATTATTAAATAAAAAGCTGCACTCTTTTACACATAATGCATCAAAGCCATCATGGTCGGCTTTTCTCATTTTTTCATGCTTTTGTTTTAAGAAAACCATATGTTTAACATCGTTACTAATAAGAATACTTTGCTTCTTGGAACGGATTTCTTTTGTACAATCATCACACTCATTTGCTTTAATTAATGCAGCTAAATCTATACGTTGTTGTTTATCTAATATATTGTTTTTTTCCTTATTATTATTAACCATTGCAATTTATATACTATAATTTATATAAATTAATTTATAATCTTTAATTTATAATCTTTAATTTATAATCTTTAATTTATAATCTACAATTTATATAAATTATAGTATAAATTATAGTATATACTTTATATAAATATAAAAATATGAATTATAAATTTAGAAAGAATTATTATAAATTAATAATTGGCACTTTAATATGTTTATTATTGGCATTTCTATATTTAGGAAACTATAATTTAATAGAAAATATAGATAATAAGGACATCATGGCTATGTCTAAACAAATGAAAAGTGTTGATACCACTACCACTACTGATGAGCACGAGAAAAAAACTAATATTGATGAGGCAGAGCGCAAAAAATTATATGATGCTAATAATAAGGTTCATGCTGAAAATGGCGGTTATGATGAAAATAGCGATTCATCTAAATCTATTGTGGGTGCTCAAGATCTTAAAGCCAAGTTAATAGGTAAAAATACATACAAATAACAATATAACAAATAATGCAAATAATGCAAATAATGCAAATAATGCAAATAATGCAATTATAACATTATATTTATAATATTTATTATAATAAATATAATTATAAATATGGGTTTAAGTGATACTGGTAAAGCATTTTTAATAGTTATAATCTTCAGTTTAATCCAATTGTCAATTACCTTAAGTATTGGTTTGACACATTTAAAAAATAATTGGAATAAATATAGATGTAATCCATTAGTAATACCTTTAGCTGGTCTTGTACAGGAAGACCCGGGCGAAACCTTTAGAGAATGCACAAAAGAAATGCAATTTGATTTTATGAAAACAATTTTAAAACCTATATACGATTCGTTTAGCTACTTTTTAGAAAGCGGCAACTTATTTGTCGGAATTTTAGAGCAATTAAAAACAGGATTAGTTGCTCAACATGGATCAACATTAAATATGATGAGTGATTTAGGAGCGCGATTTAATATTTTGCTAATAGAATTAAGCAGAGCATTTATTACTGTATCAGATTTATTTGGAAAAGTATCTTCTGCTATTACTATTATATATTATTTAGTAGTAACAAGTGCAAGGCTTGGAGAAGCTTTAAATCATGATTTACCAGGAACAGTAATGAAGGCTCTCTCTAGATAGTTTCAAACAAACAAACAAAGAAACAAACTAATAAACTAAAAACAATAATTATTTTTAGAATGCTATAATAATATGGCTACTAAGAGTGAAATTAATATAGAGAAAAAAATTAGCGACTATTTTGAAAATGCAAGCTATGACGAACTTTATAGTAATGATATATGGTTCACAATTATTGTTTTTTTAATAGTTTTTTGTATTGCATTATATTTTTATATTAAATCTAGCTTACAAGCATACAGAAATGCATGGCAAGATAATAAATGTAATCCATTGTTAATGCCATTTGCATCTGTAATAAACAGCGATAAAGTACAGGATAATAATGATTTAGAATATATTGTTAATAATTTCAACGATTGTTTAAATACATTAACTGAAGAAGTAGCAACAAGCTCTACAAAACCAATAAATTCAATATTAACTTATATAGGAAATTTCTTCACAATATTGTTTACAATATTTATAGGCATTAAAGGATTTATCGAATATTTATTAAGATTAATTATGTATTTTTATAGTTTAATTGAAAATAGCTTGAAAACGATGTTTTTACAAATCAGTATGTTTTTTATGAATATAAATGATTTTTTGGGAAAAATTATTTCTATGTTTCTAGTGGTCTACTATACAATAATATTAGTACTTAGATCATGGAAGTTACTGGTTGCTAGTCTTGTAATGGGGTGGCTTTTAACTATAGTTTTTTCTGTATCGGGGATAATGTTAACCTGCTTAATAACAATGATTGTATTGATGATTATGAGAATGAATGCCTTACTTATACCAATATTTGGACTTTTTATTTCTATTGCTATGACTGTTCCAATTGTTATGTTTGGAGGTGGTTTTATAGTATTTTTAGTACTATTTTGTATAACTTTATTTATTTATGCTAAATTTGCCGAGTTTTTAGATCAGATTATCAGTTATTAAGTTATTAAGTTATTAAGTTATTAAGTTATTAAGTTATTAGAAGAGATTAAGTTTCTTTAAATAGTTTTTATATATAATATTTTTATAGCGTTATTATAAATAATCTATAAATAATAATATGGTAAAAAAATATGCAAATTACTTTAACAACATTAATTTTGATTTTTATAAAAAACACCATTTAAAAATAAGAATAATAAAAATTATTACGGCTATTGTAGTATTTGTCTTAATATTTGATAAAGCCACAATATTATTTATAACATATATTTATTATAAATATACGAATTGGCATAATAAATGGAATAGTAAGTGTAAAGAAAATTACACTAATAACAACAATAATAACAATGCTTTAGAAAGCGTTATTTTTGAGCCTTCTAACAATACAATAGCATTAATGTCTAAAGTTTTTAAGCATCCTGAATTAAATTATAAATCATATAATAATGTTAAAATAGATCCAACAAAAGTACTATTTGAAGAAAACAAATTTTTGCCAGAATGTTGTTTTTATAATAGCGAATATAGTTCATCAAAAGGTTGCCCATGCATAACCAGTGACCAACAATATTATTTAAATATGCGAGGAACAAATAAATCATATATGTCAGTTATTCAAACCAATAACGATTATAAGAATAAATATTTTTCTCCAACCTTGGCGTTTCAGGGAGAAACTGATCCATTTAATGCGCATGATACTAAATTTATAACGGGCTATGAACCTTTAAGTGCTGAAAAAAAGAACGAATTTAATAGTTTGATAAATTTATATTGATTATATTATATATTGATTATTATATAAGAACATAATAATAATAATAAATTATATATATTGATTATTATATAAGAACATAATAATAATAAATTATAGTGGTAATAATATTATAGCAATTCAATTATTATAAATGCTTAGTAATTATAATATAATTATGTTATGTTTTAATGTGGTTTGTAATAATGCATTTATGTTTACACAAGTAAATAAAGTATATTTTGCTAATACAATACACAGTAATAGAAAAAGAAATATTTTGTCGAATTATGAAGCAACTAGTGGTAATGAAAATAATGGTAATGCAACTAATGGCAATGAAACTAACAATTTTATAAGTCCACTATTTCCATCATTTTATGAATTCTTAAGAATGCGTTCAACTAATGATAATGCTGAAAATGATGATAATGCTGAAAATGATGATAATGCTGATAATGTTGATAATGAGGACAATAGTGCTAATATTGAATATATTGATAACGTTGATAATGTTGATAATGATGACAATGTTGACAATGTTGATAATGATGACAATGTTGACAATGTTGATAATGTTGAACATATTAAAGCCGATTTTATTAAGTTTAAAGATAGTATAAAAGATGAAATTGAAATTAAAAATAATAATGATGACGAAAGTTTTGCCAACATTTTAAAGTCTAAAAATTTAAAATTATTAACAAGTTTCTCAGCAATACAGTGGGCGCGTTCATGGGTTTATGAAATGGTTAATATTAAAGAATTATTTCCAACATTTATGTATACAGATATGTACAAAATGTGTGATTTTGGTAGTGTAAATGTTTCAAAGCGCTACTTTTATATTGGTTATTATTTACCAAAAATAGATCAGACCAAAGGTCCTTATTATATTGGTGCATTTGAAGTAAATTCACAAGAGCGCGAATTTATTACGCGTATTATTATACAAAACCCGTATTATAGTGTTAAAAATAATTATGATAAAGAAAACATTATAGGTTTTAAAAAAGAATTGTGCGCATTATGTGTTGAGGCTAATGTTTCGTTAAAATATAATAATCTTAAAAATAGTGATCAAGATAGATATTACTACTCTTGGATTTATGAAGAATAAAGTGATTTATTTTATAACTAAATATATTATTATATATATATAATAATATATGCCAAAGACAAAGAGAAAGAGAAATAGAAAAAGTGGCATACGAAGTGACATAAAAACCAAAAGGATGGCTGGATTTGAACCACAAAAAGTAGCCAGACAATTAGCGTCAATGAATTTAGAATTAGCAACAATACATGCACCAGTACAATTAAGGATTGACTTGATAAACTTAATTGATAATGAAGAACTTAGAGAGAAATTTAGACACTTTAAAAATTATAGAGAGAATTTACAAGCAAATTATGGATATAACTATAGATTTATTCCAACATTATCAATGGATTTAATAAAGCAGCTAAACCGTGTTTTAGAAAAAATTGCATATTTAATAAGATTAGATGATGAACAAAGGTTCTTCCAACAAGAAGTAAGAATAAAGGGTATAGATTATATAGCAGATGTTATGCAAAGTACGCTTAATGATATGGATACGTTAGAAGTAAATATGCAACTTTATATACAAAACTTACGTGATGAGTATAGTAAAGCACAATTAGGAATAGTAAATAAAACCAATCGCAGGGCTGACGCAATTATAAGAAATCCGGAAAGCATGAGAACAACAGCATTAACAAGAAGAACAAGAAGCCGTTAATATAATCTATAACCTATAATCTATAACCTATAATATACAAAAATTTGAATATAAAAAATTGAATATAAATATATTTTTTAATCATTCAAATATATTTATAAGATTAAGACTATGAGCAATATTATCAACGACTTAAAGATCAAAGGGATTGCATGGACCGAAAAAGTGTTACAAGGCACTATTACGCTAACCAAACCAGGATCAATCACGCATTTGTTGTATGGCGCAAAACCCAGCGCACAATCTATTAATATTAAGCTAGGACGACTAGGCGAGTTCTTGTCAAAAGAATTAATAAATGCTAGCCCTAATTTGGAATTATTAGCTTGCGGAATTCAAACTATTAATGAGAAAAACAAGGATGTAGACCTAATTTTTAAAGATGAATTAAACAAAATTATTTATTATCGCGAATTAAAAGGAAACATTGAACTCGATACCGAAAAACTCCCTGCTACAGTAAATAAGTGTAAAGAAATTGAAACATCATTAAAAGCAACATACAGCAATTATACTATTAATTGCGGAATACTAAATTGGAGCGTTTATAACCGATCAATATTGACTGCAGGACTATCAAATATAGGGGCATTCGAAAAAGCAGGAATTAAAATAGATCACATGGAAGATTTCTTGGCATTAATAAATATTACTTGGATACAAGATGATTATTATGGTTATTTCAGAACATTAGGCGACCTAATAACGCGAAAATTTGACGAAGCAGAATAAAAAAACGCGCAACCTTCTTTAAATCCTTTTTTTAAATAGTTAAGGGGGGCACCGCAAACTAATAATTTTTAATAATTAAGTGCTTTGTATTAATTTCGTCTCCAACACGACCATCATATAGCTTAAATCTATAGTTTTTATCATATTCGCCAACAATATAATCTTTATAGAGTTCTTCAATAAAAGCGGTTTTTCCGATTATCATAAGACATTTGATTTTTGTATCTTTAAAACATTTGGCTAGATTTGTTTGCTCTTTTTTCCCAAATTGACAATACCCATAGTCGGTAAACTCACTATCATATGGCGGATCTAAAAACATGAAGTTGTGCTCGTCGTTATAATTTGCAAAAATATATTCAAAACCTTTACACAATATGTGTGTTCTTGCTAGTAAAGTTTCGTAATCTTTATTTTTTAAACTTTCATAATTTACCGTTTTATACCGGCCATATGGAATATTAAATTTGCCATTTTTATTATATCTCAGCATCCCTCTAAAACATGTTTTTCGTTGATAATAAAACCTTTGTGCGTTACTAAGAGGATCATTTACTACCATATTATCTCTCACATTATAATAAGTTTCCCCATTATTAGGCGTTTGTTCCATAAATTTATATATTTCATTTGCTTGTCCTTTGCCTATTACACTATATAAATCAATTAATTCACTATGCACATCACTAATAACTGCGACTTTAGGATTTAAATAAAAATATAAGGCACCTCCACCAATAAATGGCTCCAAATAGACGTTATAATTTAAAGGTATGTGGTGCTGAAATAACTTGATTTCGTCGCTTTTACCTCCGCTCCACTTAATAAGAGGCTTTAATGCGCTAGTTTCTGTTTTTTTAACTTCTTTCACGCTTACAACGTCGCTATTAACGTCGCTTACAACGTCGCTATTAACGCTTACAACGTCACTATTAACGCTTACAACGTCACTAACGCTTACTTCTTTAACTTTTCTTAATAAATCCAAAATTTCATTTTTATTTTTAGAAGCATAACCTGTAATATTATATTGCTTACACAAAATAATAAGTTCTTTGCGTGATTTATCCTTATAATCCATATTATAATGTTATTAATAATTAATAAGATTATATTTCAATTTTATATTTTTTTTGATGCATTGTATTTAATGCATTGTATTTGATGCCTTTATATATATATAAAAAGGATTTAAAAAGCTAGTTACGGGTTTTTATATGAAAAACATGGAAAATTAAAAAATAAATGTTGCATTAAAAAAGTGGTGTCTAGACTCTCAATTTGTAAACCACAAACTACAAATTTTTATAAAAAAATGTAATAAACTATTTAACTAGTAACACTAAACAACTATGTATATAATCCATATGGAATATCTTTTGATGATGCTTTATTAATTAGCTCATCAATGAGCTGCCTGGTTAAAATACATGGAAAGCTAATCTTGGTTTTTAATTTAAAACCGTCACTATTTTCAAATAAATTTACATTAGGCTTCATTAATCTGTATAAATTTAACTTTTTATACACAATTTCTAAACAACGCTTTAAATTGCGAACCCCGTCTTCTTTTTCTGTAAAGTCATTAATAATATATTCTAATAATTCGTCACTAAAAATAATAGCATCATTGTCAAATTTAATTTCGTCCCTAATTTTTGGTAACAAATAATTTTTTGCAATAATTAATTTATCTTTTGTTTTGTAACCCTTTGTTTCTATTTTATACATCCTATCTTTTAAAATAGGATTAACCGCTGCTTCGTCATTATAGCTAAAAATAAATAATGCTTTAGACATGTCAATACTAATTTCTGAAAAATATTTGTCGCTAAATTTGGAGTTTTGCGTGCTATCTGTCAAATGTGTTAACACACCTGTAATTTCTTGACCTTTAAACGAATCGCTTAATTTATCTAATTCGTCAAATAAAATAAGTGGGTTCATACAACCACATTGGATTAATATGTCAACAATTTTTCCATGCTTACTACCTTCATAAGTATAGTCGAAACCATCGATAAAACCCGAGTCGCCACACCCACCTAATGCAATAAGCGCAAAAGGTCTATTCAAAATTTTACTAATTCCCTCTTTAATAAGCGTAGTTTTACCAGTTCCAGGAGGCCCTTTAATAGCAATAGCACAGCCGATTGCGTTAGGATTTACTAACCATAATCCAATCATTTGCATTATTTGTATTTTAGCATCTTCTAGTCCATAAGTAACACTATCTAATATTTTTTTGGCATTTTCCATAAAATCATGACATTGATCAATACCATCCGCAAAACTAATGGGCAAATTATTATACTTATTAAATGGGATCTTTAAAAAGGAGTCTACCCATGACTTAATCTTAAAATATTCACTATTGCCATGACCACACATTGAACGCATTGTATTGATTTTTCTTAAAGCACACGCTTTATATTGATCAGGAATATCAAGATCAACCAAATGTAGTAAATACGGCTTACTTACTTTTGTAATTTCTTTAAGCTTTTCTAATTTAGCAATTGCTTCCAATTGCGAATTTTTAGATAAACAAGTTTTGAAATATTCCGACTCCTTTTCTTCTGCATGCAAAATTTTATCAAATAATCTGTAATTCTTATTTGAAATCTTTTGCGGAGCCGGAATAACATCATCTTTATGAATGATTTCAATATTTTCGCTATTTTCGCTATTTTCGCTATTTTTGCTATTTTTCATTTTTAATTTATTTTTAGATTGTGCTTTGATTTTTTCTTCGTCGTCTTCTTCGTCTTCTTCTTCTTCATCGTCTTCTTCCTTTTCATCAATTACAATATATGATTGATTACTATTAGTACTTTCATTATTATTATTATTATAAATTTTATTTTCTCCATTTTTCAAATTTACAATAATATTAATACTTTTATCGGACTTATTAACATTGTCAAGAAGAGTTTTGAAACCGTCCGACAATAACCCTTTTTCATATTTTGTATCATCATCATCTTCGTCTTCATCTTCTTCATCTTCATCATCTTCATCATCTTCATCATCGTCATTGCTGTCACTTTCATCATCTAACTTTTTCATATAATTTTTCTTAGAAACAGCGCTATGCTTTTTCTTAATAATTTTACTATTAAACAAATTATGCTTATTTAAAGAACTAGTTAATGTATCAAAATTAGTAGTATGCGCTTTCTTTGCACGCTTATGCGTATGCTTATGCTCATGTTCGTGCTCATTATTTTTTGTTTCATAAGCGAGCGCATTATATTTATTTTTACTATAATTTGAAGGATATAGTTCACTTAAAAATTTATAATAATCACGTTTATTAAAACTAACATCATGATCATGATCATCATGATCATCATAATCATCATATGATCCATTTTCTGAACTATAGTCTGAACTGTTTTCAGAATATTCATAATCTGATCCACTAGTGGTCGACGAGTTGCTGCTATCATAAACATAATTCACTTTTGGAATACTATTTGTTTTAGTTCTTGTACAATGTTTATGGGGCATAATAGTTTTTATTATTAAAATATATTAATATTTCTTCAATTTTATAATTTATTACTAATTATAAAAATTAAAAATTGAAGAAATATTATTTAAATATTATTTAACTATTATAAAAGAATGACCGATTTTGAAAATAAGAAACCATCTAAAATCATTGGTATTCAATTTAGTATTTTAAGCCCTTATGAAATTCAAAAGGGGTCAGTTGTTGAAATTACAAATAGAGATACGCATATAAATAATAAGCCGGTATTGGGGGGACTATTTGACCCTCGTATGGGTGTTTTAGATGCGGGTATGATATGCCCGACCGATGGGCTTGATTATGTCCAGTCGCCTGGATATTTTGGACATATTAACCTAGCAAGACCCGTATTTTACATTCAATATTTATCAACAATCATGAAAATTTCTAGATGTATTTGTATTAAATGCAGTAAACTATTGATTGATAAAGAAAAATACAATTATTTACTAGAATTAAATGCGGACGCCAGGTGGACAAAAGTATTTGCATTAGCAAGTAAAAAACACAGGTGCGGAGAAGATTCGCATAATGGTTGCGGATGCTTACAGCCTAAACTTAGAAAAGAAGGTTTAGCAACAATTATTGCCGAATGGAATGATAAAGAAGAGGAATTTAATAATTACGACTTTAAGAAAGAAGACTCCAAAATGGCGATGAAAATTATTCCAGAAATAATGCTCAAAATCTTTAAGAAAATTTCGGATGAAGACGTAAAATTTATGGGGTTTAGCCCAATATGGTCGCGACCTGAGTGGATGATTTGCCAGGTTCTGGCTGTTCCACCCCCACAAGTGCGACCATCTATTAAACATGACGCACAACAACGTAGTGAAGACGATTTGACACATATTATTATTAATATTGTTAAGGCAAATAAAATGTTGCAAGAAAAAATAGAGCAAAAATCCGGGTCCAATGTTATTGATGATTGGACAACTGTATTGCAATATTATATTGCAACTCTTGTAGATAACAAAATTCCGGGTGTGGCTGCGGTTGCTCAGCGATCTGGTCGCCCATTAAAAGCGATTAAAGAGCGTTTAAACGGTAAAAGTGGCAGAGTGCGAGGAAATTTAATGGGAAAACGCGTTGACTATAGTGCGCGATCTGTTATTACACCCGATCCAAACTTATCTATTAGCGAGCTAGGAGTGCCGCTAAAAATTGCCAAAAATTTAACAAAACCAATTATTGTAAATGCGCAAAATAGGAATTATTTGCGCAAATTAATTTTAAACGGTCCTGATGTGTATCCGGGAGCAAAAATTTACGAGCGTAAGAATGGCGATTGTATTAGTTTGCGCTATGTTGATCGCGAATCGATAAACTTAGAAGTAGGTGACATCGTACACCGCCACATGTTAAATGGCGATGCGGTGCTTTTTAATCGACAACCAACTCTTCACCGAATGTCTATGATGTGTCATATTGTTAGAGTAATGATGAGGGGAGACACATTTAGAATGAATGTAGCCGATACAAAACCATATAATGCAGATTTTGACGGTGATGAGATGAATTTACATATGCCACAAGATGACGAGTCGGAAATCGAGCTCAAAACATTGGCAGCTGTAAAATACCAAATTATTAGTCCGGCAAACAATAAATCAATTGTGGGCATTTTTCAAGATTCGCTATTAAGCACGTATTTATTTACACGTGAAGCCATCAATTTCAATCCTAGAACAGCCATGAATATAATGGCACATCTTAAAACGATCGATTTAACAAAAATTAATTTTGATAGCCCTAATCAAAGTAGCTTTTCGCTATTAAGTCAAATTATTCCAAATATTACTTTAAAATATAAGACAAAGCAATTTAATGAAACGACCGAAGATTATAAAACATCTAATAATGTATTGGAAGTCAATAAAGGAGCTATTAAACGCGGCCACATTGAAAAGGGTATTCTTGGAGATACAACCCGCGGATTAATCCATAGAATTAATAACGACTATGGTGTTGACAGCGCCTGCGACTTTATTAATAATTTACAAGATATTGTAACCGAATATATGAAAGTTCACGGTTATAGTGTGGGAATTAGCGACCTTATTGCAGACAAAGATACAAATGAGAAAATTAACGATACAATTAACAAAAAGAAAATCGAAGTAAAATCTTTAATTGACGAAACTCATTTAGGCATTTTCGAGAATAAAACAGGGCGCTCAAACGTCCAAGAATTTGAAACGCGTATTAACAATATTTTAAATAAGGCGTCATTTGAGGCCGGTAAATTGGGTCGGCAAAATCTTGACACGCATAACCGATTTGTAATGATGGTAAATGCCGGTTCAAAAGGCAGCGACTTAAACATTTCGCAAATGATTTCATGCTTAGGACAGCAAAACGTAGATGGAAAACGCATTCCTTATGGTTTTGAGGATAGAACATTACCGCATTATACCAAATATGACGATTCGCCTAATGCTCGCGGATTTGTTGAAAATTCGTTTATTAGCGGATTAAATCCAGACGAGCTATTCTTTCATGCTATGGGTGGTCGGGTGGGTCTAATTGATACAGCGTGTAAAACGAGCCAAACCGGCTACATTCAACGCCGCCTAATTAAAGGCCTTGAAGACTTAATGGTGCATTATGACATGACCGTTCGTAACAATAAAAACAAAATTATTCAGTTTAAATATGGCGACGATAGCTTTGACCCCGTTAGAGTAGAGTCGCAACAAGTCCCGTTTGTTAACATGTCTATTGAAGAAATTTACGGACATTACCAAATGCCCAACGATTATTCGAAAGACTCCATTTATGGGACGCTATACACTAAACAAGCGTATAGCAAATTTAAAAAGCAAAAGCCCGAATTAGATAAGAAATGCAAATATTACATCGACTACATGTTACAAGCTCGTGAAGACGTAATTGCTAAAATTTTCAATGCTATTTATAAACCATCTGTAAACGTGCCTGTGTCGTTTACCCATATTATTAATAATATAGCAGGAAATCAGGAGGAAAACGTAATTCTTGATATTACGCCATTAGAAGTATTTGAAATTATTGAAGCCAATTATGAGAATTTAAATAAGCTAAACTATTGTAGCCCAAACAATCTCTTTAAAGTGTTATACTTTTACTATTTGAGCCCAAAAGATTTATTATTATATAAACGGCTTACTCGTAAATCTATTGAACTTTTAATGACAGTCATTAATAATGCATATAAGAAATCGTTAATTGCGCCAGGTGAAATGGTTGGTATGATTGCCGCACAAAGCATTGGTGAACCTACAACACAATTAACGCTAAACACCTTCCATTTTGCTGGTGTTGCGTCCAAATCAAATGTAACCCGTGGAGTTCCGCGTATTGAAGAGATTTTATCGTTAAGCGATAACCCCAAAAGCTTGTCATGCTCTATTTATTTTAATAAACCTGAGAGCTATGATCAGCATAAAGTGAAAGAATATATTACAAAAATAGAAAATACTAAATTGCGATCACTAGTGGAGTGTATCGAAATATGCTTTGATCCCGACGATATGAATTCCTTAATAACTGAGGACGTGGAAATGATGAAAGAATATAATGAGTTTGAGAAATTATTAGACGAATGTAATAGCACTTATGACACAAATAAAGATAAAGAAAAATCAAAATGGATTATTCGAATGGCTATGAATAAAACGGAAATGTTGGACAAAAATATATCAATGGACGACATTCATTTTGGCTTAATGAGTAGCTATAACAATGTTACATGTATGTATACAGATTACAATTCTGATAAATTAATTTTTAGAATTAGGATTAATAGGAATTTGCAGCTTTTAAAGAAAAAGAAGAACAAAAATGTGTTAGAAACACTCGATCAGAGTGATGAGATTTATTTATTGAGAAATTTGCAAGACGAATTATTAGACAATCTTATTTTACGCGGTATTAAAAACATCGATAAAGTGACACTGCGAAAAATAACAGATAATTTTGAGGAAGTGGATACAAAATATATTAAAAAGGAGTTGTGGGTGTTAGATACTGTTGGCAGCAATTTATTAGATATATTAGCGCTGGATTTTGTTGACAAAACGCGAACGGTTTCAAATCATATTATTGAGATTTATAATGTATTAGGTATTGAGGCAGCTCGCCAAAGCATATTTGATGAGTTTTCGGAGGTCATTGAGTTTGACAGTACATATATTAATTATCGCCATTTAACGATTTTGGCAGATAGAATGACATGTAACGATAAGATGGTTTCGATCTTTAGGCATGGAATTAACAATGATGATATTGGTGCAATCGCAAAAGCATCATTTGAGGAAACACCGGAAATGTTTTTGAAGGCGGCAAAACATGGCGAAATTGATAATATGAAAGGTGTGTCTGCAAATGTTATGTGCGGACAAGAAGGATATTATGGAACAAGCAGCTTTAAAGTATTGATCGACAACGACTTTATTATGACCATTAAGCCAAATAAAGACGTATTACCTGTTAACGAGAAAATGGATGAAAAGGTTTTAATGGAACAGCTAAATGCTGTTACCTCTAATGAATGCAGTACTAATAATTTATTAATTGAGGCAACTGTTAATACTATGCAAACAGTTAACATGGGAAAGAGCGACGATTATGAATTAGATTTTTAGATTTAGATTTAGATTATAAAGAATTTTAATTAATAGTTATTTATTTTTTTTTAATTTCAATATTTTTTACTTGCCTTATTTTATACTTGGTGTTTGTTAACTTTGATAAATTGAAATTTGTTATGTATTTTTCTATTTTATTTTCAAATACTTTAAGATCTTTTTTAATATTGCTGTATAATTTAAAGTTAGGAGTATCTAATAGATCATTTTCAATATTAAATTTGATTGATTGCTTATTATAGAGCAAGTTATAATTATGCTCTTTTTTGCGCGAATATTTGCTAGGCACTTTAAAGAAATAATATTCTTGGTTTAATGTGTTTATATTACATATAATATAATTTTCATCAGTAATTGTTAGATCAATAGAGCTATTACATAATAATATTATTGGTAAATTATATTCTTTAGCTAACATATAAATGTCAATATATGTTATATAATAAAGGTCGCTATAAACTAAATATTCAAATGTGATTTCCCTATTAATTACTTTTTCTAATAATGTTTTTTTATTATTTTTTAATAAAATATAACATAATATTTCAAAATTGACATCACTAGTATAGAGGTCTACTAACTTTTTCTTTAAACTGTTAATTGTTAAACTATTATTTTGAGTATATTGTTTAATAATACTTAAAATTAATTGAAAAGAACATATTTTGTTATCCATGTGAAAAGTCAATTCATATAATTGCTCTTTAAAGTTTAGTCGCATGCTCTCTCTAAGTATGCTTTTGTAGAAACCGCATTTATAATTAGGATCACTGTTTTTTTCAATAAAATTAATATGTTGTAAATCGTCATTCTCGACGTCATTCTCGACGTCATTCTCTACGTCATTCTCTACGTCATCATATACGTTAGACAATGGTACTTGCAATTTGCTTTTTTTAGGCATAACACCCGTTACAGATCCGATTGGTCCAGGACCATTTACAAGCTTATTTTTAGTATAATAATCTTGAATATTTTGTAGCTTGTCTTTTGTAGCACCAATAACGATTGTGTCTTTCTTTAAGTTGTTTCTCTTGAAATTTAAGATGTCTTTAGTCTCTACAATTCCTAATGTGTCGAACGTATTTTGTAGGACATTTTGATTATTTGTAGTTATAATATCTTTAAAATAATCTTGTGTTAATATTGAATGAAATAATAGGAGCTCATTTTCTAAAATATTATACTTAACCGACCCATAATTATATGATACGCTTTTTTCAAAAATGAAATTTTTAAACTTATTATATCTTACAAATTCGTCCGATAAACGGCTATAATATATTTCTTCGTTGTCTTCGTTATTTGTCAGATTTTTCTTAGGTATAATTAATGAACATACGTCATTTGTCTTCATGCAATATGATGTATTACAATCTTCCTCATCAATACACGACGACACGTTTTTAATAGCGTCCAATATATGTTTTTCATACTTAGAAAATATTATATAATTCTCTCCAACATCCTTTAATAAATTGTAAATATTAGATAACTTATCTAAATATAGCATTGAATTGTTATTAATTATTTTTAATAGACTAGTTTTATAAACATTGTTTTTATGCATTCCCAATATTTTTTTGAAACTATTTTTGAAGCTATCATAAAATTGTGTTTCTAATTTAATATTATTGACCATGGACACGCGTTCATTGTCTATAGAAAGGTTTGTTTGTATATCTTTATCAATATAAACATAACTCTTATCATTAATTTCTTTTAATTCGTCGCTATTATTAAACTCTGGTTTAGTTAGTTGAATAAACTGATTGCCCAACGTAAGAATACCAACTATTAAATTATCATCCACTATTTTGTATAACGGTTTAATAATGAGTTTAGCATTACTCAAATTATATAATTTTTCTAAAATAATTTTCGTATTATTGTAATCATTAAGGTCTTGTTCACTTACTTCGTCAATCATTTTATATGGTATAGTTTCATGAGTAGATGATAATGCCGACGGATAACATGGAATATAAGCATGCTCGCTAGCATTATTAATTAATAGGCCAATAACTTTATTATTATAATCCATAATTTGATAAGTTATATCATATTTCAAATTTATTAAAATGCTGATTACATTATCTAACTGTATATTAGGCTTAAAATCATAAGTAGAGTTGTCGTATTTATTTGTAGTTGTAGTTGTAACACCGACACATTTTGAATTTATAGAATTTCTGATAATATTTAAAATTTTTTTAAAGTTTGTTAATTGCTTATCTTCGTTGCTCTTTGCAAAACTGAATGTTTTTACAATATAATAGTCAATAGTATTATTGATCAAATAAATGGGTTCAAAATACTCATTTTTTTGTATTAGCAATAAACATTTTTTTTGTAAATCTATAAATTCGCTGCTATAGCTTTGCTTAGGGCATACAATTTTTACATTATCAGTAGTGTCTTCGTTTGTAATATCCAAAATAATCAGATTTAACCCGTTTGGAAAAAGCAAAGGATTGCTTTTACATATTATATCCCATAAATAAGTATAGTCAATAAAAGCGTCGCTATCTAAATAGGCTTTGAAATTTTCAAAACTGTTTATAATCTTTTTAATAAAAATTATGTGTGCTTGGTCGTCGAGTTTATTTGTTGTTTTGGACACTAATTGACTATATAACACGCTTGAAGTATATTGACTACTACTAATAGTGTCCACTAATTCACTAAAATTTTTGGAAATAAATATGTGCGGTAAGTTTCCATTATTGTATTTTATAAAACTATCTATTGTTAGACTAGCTATTATTAGTTTTTTCATTTCACTAATTGAAACGGATTTGGAGTTATTTAGGACTAAGGTTTCGTATAAATCGGCAATGCAAGCTATGAAAGAATGCTTGTTACTATTTTCAACACCATAACGTAATAAACAATTGCGATTTGATCTTAATAAGTTAGGTATTTGCTTTGTAACACAATCCAAATTATCGAAATGTAAGGTTTTTTGAATACTTAGCGGTAAAAACCCGATTTTACTTTTTTCTAATGGCATTTTTTCGGGGCCTTTAATATAGTTATAATAGTCTTTCTTGTTTTCGTTTGTGCTATAATCCAAATTCAAACATTTGCTCCGCCGTTGCATTTGTTGTGACTTATTCCATAATTTATTATTGAAACAGCAAGGTAAACAATAACCATTTCTATTGTGTTTTTCGTCTAAAAATCCGGGTACATGATTTATGTAATTCCCTTTTTCGTCAATATGATATTTTGTGTCTGTGAATTCCATAATGTTACCGTCATAGGCTCCGTCTTTATTCTTTTTAGTAATGACTTTTCCAAAGCGCCCGCTTTTTACTTCTGTGTGTGTTAAACTGATGTTTTTTTCTAGGTCCCAATATCTGGGACATATGTAATAATACTTGTTTCCTTCTTTTGTGCCATATTCATAGCTTTCTGTATACGAATTTCTGTGATTTTTGTCTATATAATCTTTCTCTTCTTTTGTTAAAATGACTGGCTGCTTTTTAACGTTAGCAGGGCACAATCTTGAATATTCTGTATAAAATTTATTTTTGTCTGTTGTAAATAATTTTGGCTCTTTATTAATTAGTCTTTTTAAAATAGGATTGCTTTTTTCTGATACTTCTTTGAATTCTTCCTCTTTATTTGCATTAGTCGCATTATGTTCTTCTACTTTAGTCGTTATATTTACTTTTGCTTTTTCTTTTATAGTATCCTTTATTGTGCTTTCTACAACATCTTCTGTGTTGTCTATATATTCATTAACAATATCTTTTATGTAGCTGTCTTCTTCGTCGCCTTTATCATCGTTGATGCCTTCATCATCGTTTTCGCCTTCTCCATCATTATCTTCGTCTTCTTCATTACCTTCGTTAATGCCTTCTTCATGTATTGTATTTATTTTTTTATCAATATTAGTAGTGTTTTCGCCATCATCATCATTGTCTTCATTGTCTTCATTGTCTTCATCATCATCATCACCATCACCATCACCAAGTAAAATATCCATTAAATCATTATGCGCGCTATTAGTGTCATCATTTATGACATCATCATCATCTTCTAATACATGATTAATGTTTTTATTAATGGTGGTTTCTAAATTTATAAACGTGTTTTCTTTGCTTTCATCAATATATTGTGTTTTTTTACATATATTAGAAACTTCTAATTTTAATTGCTCATCGTCAATAAGCCCATAAAGGATTTTAATAAATCCATCTATATACATAGGAATTGTGTCTAAATAGTTAATATTGTCTATATTGTCTATATTAATAGAGAGATAGTTAGAGCTTATTTTTTTAAATAAGGTTGGAAATCCCGGATTATTTTTAATAGTTATTTTTTTATGGTTAAAAGTATCTTGCATTAATTTGAGAGAATTAATTACATCTATTAATCTGGATTTGGCGTCTTCTAATGATAAATTAAAGTTTTCTTTTAATTTGTGTAATATGTCTGTTTCGTTGGATTTTTGCTTAATAAGCTCAATAATATACGATTCCTCCGAATTCATGATGCTAAAGTTAGATACGTTTTTATAACGCATAACTATTTCGTCAGATTTAGAGCTAATAGTATTAAACAAATAGCTGCTGCAATTGGTTATGTTGCTTATTTTTAACATGCCTTTTATTTTTACATTTGTTATGTAATTAATAGAATTAATTTCAACATTTTTGCTATCCAAATTATTAAATAATTCTATACTACTATTAGATACAAACTTCCCAATAAATTTTATAATATTATTAACATTTGTAGCAATTAAGCTATTAATTGTAGTTAGATCAATAACATTCTTAAAATCTATTTTAAGATTAATAATTCCACTGTCTTCTAGCTCAATAAGAAACTCATTAATATTATTTACAAACAGTTCATCTTTGGAATTAACGTAAAAAGAAATAGTGTGTGATTTACCTAAAAATTTGGCATATTTTAGTATCAATGTTTTGCTTAATAAGGGTACCTTTTTAATATTTGCTTCATTAATGCAATAAAGTCGGTATAAATTTTCCATTTTTTTCCCTGGATTGTATTTAATAAACGGATAAAGCTCGCTGCTTGTAAATAATTTGAATAATGTTTCTAATGATATATTATAATTAATAGCACTATTAATATTGATATTAATACTTTTTATTCCGCTATTTTCATATTTTAGGTCATTTGAATTATTATAAATTTTGGTAAGTAAAAATTTGAATTGATTTTTGCTATTAAAATAGGGTGTATTAATTAATTCGGTGCTTTTCTTTAGCAACTCTATTTTTTGCGCTAAAAAATCTCTCTTATTTATAATATTTTTAGAATATAAAAATTGGAAATATAATTTTATAATAGCTTCATCGTCGCTACTTGGGAGCGGTGTTTCAAGTAATGTGCTTGCTAAACAAACAATTATGCTATTATTGTATATGTTATAATCAAATACCATATTTGAATTGTTTGTAGTAATAATGTCACCGAGAGATTTGGGTGTTTTACTAGAATAATCATATGGATTGACTGTAAAAGTTGTTGCAGTTTTTAACTGGCTTTGTCCGACTGGTATATATTCTTTAATGTCATGAATTCTAATACTATCAATATCGTCGAAAGTATAGACCTCTTTATTTTCTAAACTTTCAAGTATACTTTTCTTTTCATTAATATTTATTAAATAGCTAATTAGATTTTCTTGCGTTAAATCGTTCTTATTATTTGCCGTAAGATTATTAAATAATTCCATTTTATTAAATTTAGATAGTGTTAAACAATATAAATATAGCTCTTCAAAGCATATTTTCTTGTCTTCATTAGCAATGCTATTATAATGTTTAATAAATTTTAATTTAATAGTTTCAATGGTGTCATCAATATCAATAGCATCGTTTACAAATATGATCTTGCTATTATATGTTTTTAAGTAGTCTAAATCATTATAATTAAGATCATTTGCAAAGTATTTTTCATATACTTCGCTATATATAAAACTATTGTAATTGTTGTAATTGCTATTGAGTTCGTCGATAGTTGGAATAGATTGAGCTCCTGGATTGGTCACACTATATTTTTTCTTTATAAATAAATAAACCTCATTAAAAGTATTATTATTGTTTATATAGAATTTAAATATATTTGACTTAAATATAATTGACATTTATATAAATATAAGAGTTTAATTTTATATAAATATGATTGTAAATATTATTGCGGCTTATTGTAAAAATAGAGGACTTGGTAAAAATAATGAGTTAGTATGGAATAATAAGAGTGACATGGCTAAATTTAAAAAATTAACTATTGGTAATGGTAATAATGCTATTATTATGGGTAGAAAAACTTTTGAAAGTCTTAATAAAGTCAACGGTTTAATTAATAGGGACAACCTAATTTTATCTAAATCATTGAAAATAGATGAATATAATGGCAAAAATTGTGTAAAGAGTTTTGCAACGTTGGAGCAATTAGATGATTATGTTAAAACGAAAAACTATAGTGAATTATGGGTTATTGGTGGGGCGGAAATTTATGAACTGTTTTTGAACAATTATAAGAAACAAGAAAATAGTATTTTTAATATTAATGAAATAATTATTACGTATATAGATAATGATTATGATTGTGATTGTTATTTTCCTGATTTAAATAATTATATTGATAAATATAACTTGCTTTTTTATAGCAAAAACATCATAAATAATAATGAGAAAAATGACATTAATGACCCATCACTAGTGTGTAAGCAAAGTTATAATATTTATGAAATAATATATAAATTTATTTAACATCAATTTATTTAACATCATAATAGGGGTTATCAGTAATATTCATACCGCAATAGCGAACAGGATCTTTCTTATAATCAATAGGATTATAAATATTAATAGCCTTTGCTTCTGTTATCATGAATTTAAAGTTAGACCAGAATTCATCTGTATGTCCTACTGACTTAGTAGCAATATGACTAACTTCATGAAGCGCAACATACATTAATGTATTCATATCTATTAAGCGACCTTTACTGTTTTTTTCGGTATCTAAACAAAAGGCTAATTTTTCGCCTTTATTTTCACTATAAGCTGTAAATTCGCTTGTAGGAAGTGTTTCGTATATTTTTTTAGGATTATAACCATTTATAAGACGTTGAACGTTATCATTTTCTGGATATTTTTTTGATAAATGATTTACTAGTTTATTTAAATTATTATTAACATGTGCTAATCTGTCTGCGGCTAAATCGAGCTTATTTCTATCTCTTACGCAATATGTATTTCCATTTACATCAGATATAATACATCTTAAATTGAATGTGTCGCTATTTAAATATAATTTTGTAGCAATAATAATAATAAATATTAGCAATATTACATTAAACAAAGTATTGCTTACCAGAGTTTTCATTTATATATAGTTATATATAAATGAATATAAAATGTTAAAACATGTTAAAACATGTTATTATGTGCCTATTTCTAAAGATTTTCTGAACTGATCAGTTTCAATTGTTGAAATATTCCAGGGGCAGTTAGTGTTTGATCTTGGGTTAGCTGGCTCAGATCTTAATTGTAAGTTAGAATTTCTTAAACTTGAACCTTGCGTGTTAATTCCGACCAACTGCGAAGGATTTAATAGATTAATATTTTTTAAATCGGCATCAGCTTGCGGTATAGAGTTTGACCAAAGATTACCGCTATTGTTGGGTAAAAGGTCGGATGGGTTTGGTATTGCTTTATTGGAAGCAAGCTGGTTTATGCCACTTGGGCTATCGGCTGATGTTGCTACCGATGTATTTGAAACACCGTTATATGGCGCATATGTAGGTGAAACAGTTGTTGGCATAGTATCAGTAGGTTGACCATTTAGATCAGAATAGTCAAGCCTGTTTGACATAGGCGAACTTAATAAATTCTTGCCTTTCGAATAGTTATACAAGGCGGCGACAACAATAATTAATGTTATTATTCCTAAAAAATATTCAAAATTAAAGCCTTTGAGAAACTGTCCTTTGAAAAACTTTTTTGTAACAGTCATTTTATATAAAATAAATAATAAAAAATTTTTAATAATATTTAAATAATCATTAATAATAAATAATAAACAATAAACAATAAACATTAAACAATAATAAATAATCATTAATAATAAATAATAAACAATAAACAATAAACAATAAACAATAAACTATAAATAATCATTAAACAATAAATAATCATTAAATAGTAATTGAAAACCAATTAAAAACAAAAATATAATTAATAGTTATAGTATATTAATTATATATGGCATAAATTAGCTAAATATCTTCATCGCTCGAACTATCGTTAGCTATATTTGTTAAATTGTATTTAATTTTTATATTTTTGGCTTCTAAAAATGCTTCTACTGCATTTCTTCTTATTTCTTTTGCTTTTTGTTTAGCCTTCTTATATATTTCTAAATATATACTTTCATGGGACTTTATTTCTATTGGATCACTATTTTCTGTAATAACATCTAAATTAGTTATTTCTAGTTCGCAATCATCGTCAATAGTCTGATTTTTTTCTAAATTATTCATTAAATATTTAAATGAATTATTGTCTTGTGCTTGTGCTAATTCTGGGTCTTGTGCTTGCGTTAGCTCTTGCATTAGCTCTTGCGTTAGCTCTTGCTTTAGCTCTGGGTCTTGCATTAGCTCTTGGTCTTGTGCTTGCGTTAACTCTGGCCTACTAGTTAATAATGTATGTTTATTATTTTCAGCATTATTATTCTCTAAAGGATCCTCTTTTTTTTTATTTATTTTAATCAATATTTGATTTTCTAAACTATCACATGGATATAAAACCATAAACTGCACTAATATAACATCAATGATGAATGATGATTTAGAAAATCGTATTCCGTTTATATTTAATAGCGGAATTATTTCATTATTATTGTCATAATCTGCTAAAGTAAGTTTCTTTTCGTTTTCATCATAAAGATTTATTTTCTCTTGCTTTATATTTGCTTTAATTAAAAATTTCTTGCCACCTTTATATGATCTCATAATTGGGTTAATAAAATCATTAATATCATCATTGGATATATTTTCGGAATCGTAAAACCATAATGATTTATTATTGCAAATTTCTTTAATAAAATAATTTTCTAGATTTTCAAAGAATTCAACTATTAACCTGTCGCTGCTGTTGAATTCTAAATCGCAAAAGCATTTATTATTAGCTTGAATTATTCCTTGTTTAGTTCTACATTTAGGAAGCTGAATATAGAAATTTTTATTTAGATTACTATTTAATTTGCTGAAATAAATATTAGCATTTAGTAGCGTAGGATTTTCTAATTTTAAAGTGCTAAAATTAAAATTTTCACATATTTCATAAATCTGATTGTTCATTTATTTAATTATATAAAACTTTAGAAAAATGAATTTATATTTTCACGCATAAATGTAATAAAATGTAATTAATAAAATGTAATAAATAAAATGTAATAAATAAAATGTAATAAATAAAATGTAATAAATAAAAATATAATAAATAATATACTTACTATAATTATAATTTTAAAGTAATATGTCAAAAACTTGTGTGTCAAAAAATAATGTGTCAAAAACCAGCGTGTCAGAAAGTAGCATAGCGTATCATTGTATTAACTTTTTAAAATCGGAAGAAATTAAGAAAGAAATGAGCGCTATAATTAATCCTATTATGGATTATTTCTTAAAGCAAATACATATATATTTGTTTTTTTTCTTATTTTTTATATTTATTAGTTTTATTTTACATTTAGGAGTATTATTTTTATTAATAAAATATAATATACGATTAAAAAAATATTATCATAAATTGGAAAAATTATAATATTTGGAAAAATTATAATATTTGGAAAAATTATAATATTTGGATAATATATAAATATGGTAAGCGAAGGATCTATGGATGATACATCACAATCTGCCAACGCGACACAAGCAGCCGATGCAGCTTTAGCGGAGTTGAAAGCGCTTACAGGAGGTAGAAGATACAGAGGAAGAAGAGGATTAGGAATGGGATCAAGATCAAGATCAAGAGGAAGAAAAGGAGGCAGTTTTTTAGCAGAAGTAAGTGTGCCAGTAGCACTACTAGCGGCTACACAGTACATGAAAAGCAGAAGAAGATATGGGAAAACTAGCAATAGAAGAAGAAGAGGGACTAGAAAAAATTATAGAAGAAGATCCGGATATAGAAGAAGGTGAATAAATATTTAATAAATGCAGAGTGATTATAACTTAAAGTTAAAAGTTAATATTAACTAAATTCATAAGTTATTATTAACATGGATGAGAAAAATAACATAATTAATTTTGATATTCAAAGTAGTATAAAAAAATGGGTAACTTTAGACAATGAATATAAAAAACTATATAGTCAACTCACAACTTTGAGAGAAAGCAAGCATGCTATAGAAACAAATGTGTTTAATCATTATGATATAAAAAATATGAAATATCCGTTAATAAATATAAGTGATGGTAAATTAAGTTTAATACAATATAAACAATACAATATGCTAAGTTACAAATTTTTAGAGGATTGTTTTAAAGAGTTTTTCAAAGATTATGAAAATAGTGATGCTATTGAAAAGGAGCTTATTGAGTTTATAAGATCAAAAAGATCATTTAAAACAAATAAATTAATTAAAAGAAGTTATAATAATTAAACACAAGTTATATACTTAAACACAAGTTATATAATTAAACACAAGTTTAATACTTAAATTTATAGTATTATTTATATAATAATAGTATAAAACATGTTAAAATATCTTAACGATCTAGATACTAAAAAACCTAAATTAAATAATTTAGCTATGCTTCCTGGTTTTAATATAATAGAGCAAGCAAAAACTAAGGATAATTTTAAGAATGATACATTTAACAATGATACATCTAATAAAACTATTGTAAGTGAAAATATGTTTTCTAAATTATACGGTTTAATTGATAATGTTAAAAAACAATTTACCAGAAAAAATCACAGGAAAGCACAAGCACAAGGTGAAGCTCAAGCAACACGAAAACAAGCAATAAAAGTAAATGCTACAAAAGCAAAAGCAACAACATCAACAAATCGAAAGCATGCAAAAGCAGAAAATACAAATAAAAGCAGGAAAAAGAGTGCTTAAGCCTTGAACCAATTACTATTATTAAATGGACTAATTAACACATTACTAATTCTATCTTTCCAATATTTAACACGCTGCTCAAATAGTAATTCTTTACTTGTTTTAGGGTATAAATCTTTATTTAGATAGTCCTTCTCAAGCTCACTTTGTTTTGGTTTTACACCGTAACAATTTGAACCTAATTTCGTATGAGGATTAGGAACATAGCCGCCATTTATACCAGGTAATCCACAATCATATTTATGGCCTTCTTTTTCTTGCAATTTTGTCCAATCACTTTGACTGGTTGGATAAAGTCCAAGCTGATCTTTCGTCCAGCCATAGCTGCACCAACTTGCGCCATTTTTATGAGCCTCAGTTAATTGATTAAAGTTAGCTAATTCTCCTTCAAATGCTTTGCAAATTGCTTTAGCATCATGATATGTAAATCTATTACCAGGAACATGATAAACCTCATTAAAATTCAGCGATATGTCAGGTTGGACAACAATCGATTTTATATTTATTTCGGGTTTGTCAGAAAATAAACTTTTAAATTCTGTCATAATATTAATATTAAAAAAATAAGCTAATCCATTAACAAAAATTAGAAGAATAAATATTCCCCACAATAACGCCTCAATAATATAATGCCCCGACGTTTGATTTGAATTACTTGTATTACTTCCATAGTTATATGAACTGCCTAAAAATGAAAATATTATGTAATAAATCATAATAATAACAATAAGGACTATTAATACAAAAGGATTGGAGCCTAAAGTGTTTAAATTATTGTAAAAATCTTGCGTTATATTATTAACTAATGCCATAATATTATAATATTATAATAATATAATATTATAATAATAATAATAATTTTTTTTCTATAATCTATAATCTATAATCTATAATCTATAATCTATAATATTTTTCTATAAAAATAGCAATATCCTTTTGATGTGATTAAATGAGTTTCACTAATTTCATTAACATCGTCATCATCAAACATATACCACTTTTGATTTGAATTTTTAATAAATGCAGTGTAATGTCCTCCTTGACTTTCCCCGCTATGATTACAAATCCCAAATAATTCATAAATATATGTTTCTCTATTATAACCTATAACATATTTGCTCAGATCTAGGCCTAATAATGGAGTATGTACTACATTATTTAATTTTTTATTTGAGTTATTAAATCTTTTGAAATCTACTACTAATATACTTGGTAAGCTCCAGAATTTAATGGTTTTTACGACATCTTGCTTTGCATTTGTGTGCTCATTGAACCACGCGTTAGAACCTTCTAAAAACTCATTATTAGTATATAAATCAAAACAATCGTATATAGAACATTTTTTATTATTATTATTATTGTCACTATGCGGTAGCGGTAAATTAATTGTGCTAAAAGGTTCAGGTTTAATACTTAAAATCTTATTACTATTATCGTTTGTTATAATTAATGAAACATGTATTCCAAAAAATAAATCAATGATTTCAGAATAGCTAGCACTATAAGTGTTTTTAATCATAATATAACATGTTTTTGCCAATTCATCAAGATCATGTTCGGTTTTTCCATCAACACTTATATTTACCTTTCGCTCTAGTGCTTCATGAAAACAATCGAAAATAAAAATAAGAAACTCCGGTAAATCATTTTGCGAATAGCCTGTAAATAAATCTCTCTTTTTTAATGCTGCTATTGCTTGTATAGTATTTATAAATCTGTTTGGACTAATTATACAGTTTTTACTCCATAACAAGTCTTTTAAGAGTTTCCATTCTTTCAAAACTAATCCATTGTCATTGTGCTTAACAATGTTATGTTCGCATAAATCAATGAGCTCATTTAACTCATAACAATGCGATAATATTTGCATACACGAGTTTATGTAACATGTATTTCCTAAATTACATAATCCCGACAATCCTTTATTTTCATATTTGGCCAATAAATCATTAGATGCCAAATATTTATAATCTAGTTGAGCATTCATAATGAAATATGTAATGTGTTTAATATATTAAATAATATATATTTAAATATATATTATTTATATTATTCATTAACATTAAGTTGACAATTATGAATACTATAAATCCTATAAATTCTATAAATTCTATAAATTCTATAAATTCTATAAATTCTATAAATCCTATAAATCCTATAAATCCTATAAATCCTATAAATAGTATGGATAATTTGCTACTATTATCAAGTAATTATATAAATCATTTAAATAATGGTACGCTCTATTTAAACAATTTAATATATATGTTTAATAACACTAACACCAATAATAATAATAACACTAACACCAATAATAGTAATAACACTAACACCAATAATAATAACAGTAATAATAACACCAATAATAATAACACCAATAATAATAACACCAATAATAACACCAATAATAACACCAATAATAATAACACTAACAATCAAAGATTTGCCTATTTATTGGATTATAATTTGGGTGATTTTGAGAGATTATCCAACACTAATTTATACGATTTAATTACTACAAATAGCGCAGACTTATATTATGGAAACATAGAAAACCCTAAAAACGAAACATGTGCTATAACACACGAAACTTTTTCTAATTGTGATCAAGTAACTATGCTTAAAGAATGCGGCCATATATTTAATTGTTGCGCTATAAAGAAGTGGCTAATAGATCATCAAACATGCCCAAATTGCAGATATAATATACTAACTAATTCTAACATTATTAGTTATTCTAATCCTGATAATAATAAACAAATTTTTTTATATAGCAACGAATTCAAATTTTATTTGGCTTTACATATTGATAATTTATTAGCAAACAGACGAACAAATAATGAAAACGAAAACGAAAACGAAAACAATGAATATGATATTGGATTACTTATAACTTAATAAATTATATTGACACAGTCATGGGTATTATTAAAGGAATAATATAACTATTATTTATAATTTTCAATCGCTCTAATCTAATTTGTCTAGCTATTTTCCATTTTTTACTTCTAAAATACATAATATTTTTTTTAGCATCGCTATACAATGTAGGGGTTTCTTTGAGAGATTTTTGCAATTCTCTCAATTTATCAGTTTCATTTTTATAATTTTCTTCCATAGCTTTTATTTTTTCAAATTGCTTACGTGTTTCAATACATCTTTTATTATTATCATTTTTTTTCAAAAATATGTATTTTTTTATATCTGCTAACGTTTGTGTTTCAAACCGTGTAGTAAAATATTTGCCTCTTACATGTCGTAACGTTTCATTGTTTGTATTATTAATACCTTTATTTCCACAATACGGACAACGCGAATCGCCATTTCTAAACCAACTAACCAAACAATGTGTATGATAAGTATGGTTACATTCTGGTAATGTATAACATTGCCCACAAGTCAATTCATCTTTACATATCATACATTCTTCATTTGTATTATTTATATTAAGGCTAAGAATATTAATTGCATTTGTTAAAGTATTCATTATAAGCTTCACCACTTTATTAGCTTATTACTCAAGTAAGTTTTATATATTTTATTTAATATATTATAAAATATTAAATAATATAATAATATACTAATATAATATAATAATTAACATTAACGTCCACCTTTTAATAAAGCACCAAACGCACTCCAATAAGGTAATATTATAGGTTTTTGTTTTAATACGTTTAATATATTTTGCGACACGCACTTTTTATCTACAACAATTTGATATGTATAGTCTTCAAACCATGATTTTGACATATAATAATTTCCTTTAAAACCCTTTTCATCTCCCCAAGAATTTTCAACTAAAAATCCGTTTGTTTTTGAATGATCAAAATTGTAGCCTTTTATAACCACTGCATGAACTGGACCAGACTGCCTATAATTTAGCGCATCACATTTTTTCATATAATTGTCAAAACCAAAAACATCTTCATAGTCAAATCCTTCTTTATCTAAAAATCCGTGGTCATGTGAAGCATATTTTTTAATATCGACCCCCACCCATACACCTTCTTCATTATTAATTGATGTTTTAACGGCATCTATCATTATATTGCTAGGAACATTAATAAAATTTTGCTCACTAGCACCTAATATATTGAATGCCATTTCAACATTATATAATTTATAAAATGGAGTATATTTGCACGGATAATTTATTAAACATATTTTGTCTCGTGCTTTATATGGAACATGTTTTTTATAAAAATCCAACGGACTTACATCGGCAATTTTTTGTGCTTTTAATGATTTATCGTTATTACTTGTTTCATAATATTCCCATGTTATTTTACTAGGCGGCTCACCCAAAAACAATACCAAAATTTTATAGCAATCAAATAACATTTCTTGCAATAAACGATCTTTATTTTTGGCAATTTCAGTTTTTGACATAGTTCTAATTTTATGGCCGCATTTTCGTAAAAAGTCATCATAAAATTGTTCTAATTCTTTGGAATTAGTGCTATGAAAATGATCATTCATATTTGATTTTGGTACTATGCCATATTTTTCAATTAAATTTACAAAAACATTCCACTGACCACCATCATCTGTTAATCTGTCTAACATGTGTATTAATTTTACTAATTCTGTTTCGGTTTCTAATGTTTCTAAACTAGTGCTATAACTTTCCAAAATATAATTTAAATAATAATTCGCCTTTTCTAATTTATCATAAAAAAATAAGAAATTTTGCGAAAGCTCAAAGCTAGGTTGTAACTTATACTTTTTAATCATTTTATAGCGAATAATATTTAAAAACGCAAATAACCAACATCTACCACTATTTTTTTGATTTGTTACATTAGCATTTACATCAATGATTTTGTTAAATACTTGTTTTTTATTTTGTATATAATCACTTTTCAATATTAATTTTTTAAAGTCGGACTTTGTATTTACATTTCTTAACACTTTATTTGTTTTCTTTATATTAAATTTATGTGAAAAATGTGTTAGATTTTTATGTGTTATATTATTTACCATAGTTATATAAAAAAATATATATTAATATAACACTATATTAATATATTTTATAAACAAAACAAAACAATATAACAAAACAATATAAAGACTTATTTACAATCTTTCAAATATTTATCAAATAACAAACTTTTAATTTCTTTACATTTTAATTCGTCTAATTTTTTCTCATATTTTTCGGGATCAGCCCATTTTTCGCGCAATTTTGCTAACTCATTATGCCATGATTGCAATGTAGCTCCTCGCTTCATTTTAAATGCATTCATATTTTCTAAATCCAAGGCATATAACTGTAATAAGGGTTTCATAATTTGATTACTAATATAATGGCTATAGTCTAGCTCCAATTTATTAGCCTTAATATAATCAGGGGTCTCTATTTTTTCACCTTGCAAAGCCTTTTTATTACTATGCACAATATACGCATAATACATCCTATCTCCACTAGACGGTTTATTGCCGCTGTCACGCAATCCAATACGCTCTGCTAATACTTTATGCGCGATTTGTTTTGGGTTTTTATAATACCCACGCAATGACTTAGTTACTAATAATTTTTCAATCGGATATTCGCAATTTATTAATTTACCAAGACATTCATTCAAAAACTTTACAGATTTTGTAATGCTTCTTTCTGTCATAATAATATTAACAATATTTCCATAAATATCTTTTACAATGGGGGCATTATCTCGCCGCTTTAATACAATACCCATATATTTCATTTTTCCTTTATCCGGATTGTCTTCATATAAAATACCTACATAACGCTTTTTTGATAACAAAATCCACGGATAAAATGTTTTTTCATATTCTAAATCATGGGGCGCTTTTAAGAATTTACTTGCCAACTCACCCGCCTGCTTTGCTAGCTCAATGGTATAAACTAGCGCTTCTTTATTTACAATTTTCTCAAGCGTCTCAGGATTACGCAAGTTGAATTTAAAGAATACGGAGTCGGTGTCACCATACACACATTGCGCCTTCACTTTTACAGTTGTTCCATTGCTAACCGTGACATTAATGTCGTCATAACATTCTTCAATAATTGAACGCCCATAAAATAGTAATTTGCGCCCAATAGCGGTAGTAGACGCGGCAACGTCTGGCTCATAAAAGGCGCTTGTTATTGCACCCATTTGACCATATAACGAATTAGCAGTTACTTTAATACTTAATTGACGCTTATCCAAAATATTTTTCATAAAATCGTCGTTTTCCAATGTTATAAGCTTTCGTGTTGCTTTGCGAGCTGAAAGTAAATCTTCTAAAATTGCGGGCATGATTGCTTTACCATCGCTAAATTGCGCAAATCTGCAAATCTTATAGCCAATTATAATTTTCTTTGCGGCTGCTTTAGGTGTTAATCTAACATATTTATAAGTATCATACTTTACATCAACATAAGTATAACCATTATCAAATAAATTGTCATATATAAAGTTTCCATGCACATCTTTTTCGCCTTGCTCACCTATTAAATTATGCTCTAAATCATATTCTTTTGTCCACACTTTACTGTCATGCGACAAGTTTTCGGAAATAATAGACGACGGATATAGCGAACTGTAATCAACACACGCAACCGGTTCATCTAAATAAATACCCGTTTTGGGCTTGAAAACATGAGCTCCCTCATACCCTCCGCCATTTTTTTGCTTTTTAACAACAGGCATAAGCGTATTCTTTTCGCCGCATTTTTTAGAAACATAACTTTGCAATTTAATACCTTGCCCGCGCAATAATAAGAAACTTAGCGGAACATTACACAAATTTGACATTTCTACTTTGTCTGTAATAACGTCAACTTTTAATAATAACCAAATAACATTATCACAATCCGCTAAACAATATTTGCCAACAGTCCATCTATCGTAATCCGACCCATTAGCCAAGGAGAAGATTTCTTGGGGTGTTACGTCGTCCTTTGCTAAACCCCATTTATACTTGTAATTTGCTAAATCCAGTTCTTCAGCACTGTTAATCACAAACCAATGGTCCTCTTTGTTTAACTCAATGATTTCGTATTTTTTTCCCTTTTTATATAAATTGGAGCTAAATCCTTGCTCGTCAAACTTAATATAACTACCAACAGATAGTCCTGTTAAATTTTTAGTATTAACTTTTGTAGTATTTGCCTCGTTATTAACTTCTATACTTGTTACGTTATCACTTATAAAATAGGACGACGTAAAGTCTAATTTATTGGAACTTAATGTAAATTCTTTCCTGAAAATTACATACATATCAATAATAATACGGCCCGGCATTTTTATAAATTTTAAATTGTATTCGCCACTTGCTAAAATGATTTTGTTAGTTTCAATGTCTTCTAATCCAGTGCGCCAATCCTTTGAACAACAAACCTCATCTTTATTGCGCGATAACTTGAGAAATTCTTTTGCGCAATTTAATTCAAGAGATCGCTTATACATGAATTCGAAATCAAAACCGGTAATATTATAACCCGTAATAATATGCGGATTATCATTAATTATAATTTTTGTAAAGGTTAATAATACGTCTTTCTCTGTTTGTCGCTCTAAAACAATGACATTGTTTTCTTGTACCCATGACAAGTATTTTTCGGGAATTTTGCAACCACCTTTTACAATTATTACGCGTTTATATGGTTGCGTCTCGCTATAATTAATAAAACTTAATCCAATAAACGTGACAATATCACCTTCTAGATCCGGAAACCCTGTATTTTTAAATGCTTCCGTTAATTCATATAATTTTGTATTATATTCGCAACTATTATCTTTAATTAACTCAATTAATGTGGCGTTTTTCTTATTGTAAGCCTTTACTCTCTTTTTACGCTTAAAATTAGTAGCAACTTCAATGTCTTTATTAGCATCATTGGCGTCACCAGTCTCCGCGTCGTCATCGTCGTCGTCGCCTTCATCTTCTTCGTCGTCTTCCGACTCGCTTATTTCTATTATTCCATTAGTGCATTTTTTCTTAAAATTTGCCGGAATATAATTTGCCAAATTTTCAATCAAATTTTCAAAATTTAATGCGCTCAAATTCTTCTCTTTCGGATAAACTTTAGCAATATAGCTTAATTTATTGGTGCTTAGATCGAAAGCACTCAATATTTCATGCTTTAACATGCTAATATCATAATTGGCCTTAAAGTCTTCACAATGCGAATAATAATTTTCAAGTATATTTGTAGCTAACTTTTTATAGTTTTTAATTGGAAGAGGAAAATCGCCATGACTGCTACTTGCTTCAATATCAAAACTACATATGTTATATTTTACTACTGTTTCTTTTTCTTTATACGAAATAATATCTTCATGACTTATACAATATTCATACGCACAATGTGTTGTTTTGTTTGCTATTTTCTTAACTTTATGCGACGCCATTTTAATCCATCCACTTGGAATGATTTCTTTACTATGAAAGAATTTTAATAATGGCGGAATGTCTGCTTCATACAAATAACAATTTGTAATTCCTTGTTCGTCTTTATATACATAACCATCATCATTTAATGATCTATCAAAACCATTTTCCTTTGTGGTTGTGTCAACATAAAATAGTTTCTTTACTTTATTATATATTGCACTGTTTACAAATGATATTTTTATAAAAGTGTGCAGTTTTTTATTATCAAAACCATATAATTTTTGCCGCTTTACGAGCTTCAAACTTACAATACTATCTTCGTAATAATTGCCAACCTTTTTTTTCAAATGAGCCAAAAACAAATTAGTTCGCTGGTCATTCCATTCATCATTTACCAGAATGTAGAAAAACGGATAAAAGTTTTCAATAATAATTGAAGCGGTCTTATGCGTTTCATTAATGCCAAATGCTTGAATTATAAATTTCTTGTTGTCTTTATATGGATTAATTTGTACATTAGTCAATTTATTGTGTCCATCATAAACATTATAATCATACAATCTGAAAGATTTATATTTTTCTACATTGTATTTGTTTACATTGTCTTTGTTCACAATCTGATTATCCATGTTGTGTTTATCCACATTATGTTTATCCACATTCTGTTTATCCACATTCTGTTTATCCACATTCTGTTTATCCATGTTGTGTTATTAATATTATTAATATTATTTCTATATTTTTTAAATAATAGAATAATTTCAATTTTTAAAATTAAGGATTAAGGATTAAGGATTAAGGATTAAGGATTAAGGATTAAGGATTAAGGATTAAGGATTAAGGTAAGGCTATTTATTATTTTTTAACAAACAATTTAAACGGTGTAACTACAGGAGAATTTAGAATTAAATTTTGTCTAGATACTGCGTTTTCTCTCAAATTAGCAATGCAAGATTGAGATAGCCTATTGCGTGCACTGCTTCTTACAACATTTGCAAAATTTATATTTCTAAGGCTATTTGTTGTAGTTGTAGCATTATCTTTTGCGGAATAATGTTTGTTAGCGTTTATTTTAGCATATACTAGATCCTGGGAATTCTTACAATCGTCTTCTACTTGATATTGATCAATAAACCCGCGCCCATTTATAAAATTTGGATCATATGGTGTAATTGATAATAGTTTTGGAATGTTATTTAATCCTATTAGACCTTGTATCATTTTTCTTGATAAATTGGATCCATTTTTTGCAGGAACAAATGTGCTATTTTGTGTAGATGTTCTTGCACCAGGCAATAGAACTATTGCTTTTTCCAAAGTATCAATAGTTGGATCTCTTCTAATTTCAATATTGTTATTAGGATATAAGAATTTTGGGTCGGTTTCTGTAGCAGGATCATGATATATAAAGATACAATCTACATTTTCAAAATCACTTCCAATCGTAGTAGTAAATAAATTTATAACTTGCAAATTGTAAAAATTTAATTTACTATAATTTATAATTTCGTTAAAAGGATTGTTGTTGCATAAATCTAAATTATTATTATTTAATAATATAGTTATGTCCAATGTCATAACTATTGTTGCTCCATAATTAAAACGAAGATCAAAATCAAGTGTTGATGTATATAAGTTACTTGACAAGTCGGCTAAGTTATTTAGTCTATAATTTCTATCAAAAACAAAATTTTTAAGTTTAAACTGCAAAGCATTATTGAAAACTTCATAACTAATACTAGCATAGTCGGGGCGTTTGTTATTTATAGTTAATAAATTATTGACATTATTGTTATAGTAGTTATTGCTATATGTGCTAGCATTTGAAAAATCAATTACTTTTGAAATATTTAAATCAAATACTTTTTTGTTTTTATATTCAACATAATTGAAGAGTGTATTATTGTACTTTATATTATTATTGTAATTTATAATATTATTACTATAATCGCTACTATTAATATATCTATTATTGCTAGTACTATTATAGCTGTTAAATGTAAAATCCAATAAATATAAATTAGATGCATCAAGAACTAACGAATTATATTTTGCATTAGCGCTTGTTATTAATGATGAATTTATATTTTTTTTAAAAATTATTTTTGAAATATCGAAAACAATCTTATTTTTCGGTATAATGTGAGTATTATTATATATGTCATATTGTGTTATACCTGTAATTTGTTTTCCTAATGATAAAAATATTGTATTACTTAGATCGGTAGTTTTTTTATAATTTATGTTATTTGCATAAAAATTAGAACATATATCCAATGTTTTAACATTAAGAAAAAATATTTCGTTTTTATTAACTATTATTTTGCTATTTGCTTTTATATTGTTTAATATAGCAAAATTGTTTGTTTTAATCATGAAAGTGTTGAATGTATTGAGATTATTATCAGGATAGTCATATAAATTACGTATATTAGTACCATTATATAAACTAAATGTGTAGCTATTTATATTAGTAAAATCTAATGTGAGTTTGTTATAACAATATATATTGCTATGCAGCGAATAAGATATATCTTTGTTGAATTTGTTAATACTTACATCTTGAGTAGCGTTTGTTTTATTATCGCTAAATAAGGTTGTAAAATCACTAGGCTTATAATCTATTGCTCCAGAATTTGATGTTGATAATATACTTGATCTGCTTGTTGAAATATTTGAAATCATAAATCTAGTAGTGTTAACATTTATTTCTCCTAATGCGTTACTAAAATCTGTGTATATAAAATCCTTTATATTTATGCTAAAATAATCTTTAATGTTTGTTATACTATTAAAGTAATAATTTAAGTGATAAAATACAGGATTGGTTTCGCTTTCAATCTTATTAATTAAATAGTTATATGAATTATCGGAAATATCTTGATTTTTTATAAATAATATTTTCCTATTTGTGTTATTTACATCATGGATAAATTTAATATTATTTTTTATATTATTTTGAGTAATAAAACAACAATGATCGTTTTGTATATTTGAACCGGTGGATATAATTCTTTGACTTAGAAATATTCTATGTTTATATTTGTCGGAATATTGTTGAATAAAATAATCATTAAGACTAACATCACTATTAGTGCTATTTGTATTAGGGACTTCTTTAGTTATAATGGATGTTTTTGCATGTATAGTTAACCCTTTTTTACCTCTATTAAGTAATGAATTTTCTAATATAATATAATTATTTCTATCAATACCCAATTCAGTCATAGTTATAATATATATACATTTTAAAACTATACATGTTAAATTTAAACTAAAACTAAAACTAAAACTAAAACTAAAACTAAAACTAAAACTAAAACTAAAACTAAAACTAAAACTAAAACTTAAACTAAAACTTAAATTTATATTTTTAATAATAAAATATTAAAAATAAAATATAATATAATATACTAATAAAAAAATATATAAAAACAAAAATATAATATATATGTGCTCATGTTAATACGTCGGTATCATTAAAATACCATTGCGAAGACAAATATGGAGGTTTAGATTTACTAATATTACTATCTTTCTTGGTTTTAAGATTAGGTCCTTTGGAATTAATTGAATTAATCTCGAATGTTCCTATAGCATAATTAAAATATTTTAGGTCAGATATGTTACCAGAAAATCCACCATTATAGTTAATATACAAATTATCATAATTTTGTTTAACAATATTTGATAACTTATGGCGTTTTGTTAAATTTCCATTTATATATATGTCAACAATATTTTGAGAGGTTGCTCTAATAACAACGTATACCCATTTTTTAATTGGTATTGCGTCTACATATATGTCATCATAATATGCTTTTGAAACACTATTATTATTATGAAACACATTTATTCTTACTAACATACCTAATATTGGAAATTTTTCTAATAAATTTGTTGAATAGTTTCGTTTGCCTTTATATAAATACACGCCGGGGCAGTTATTGGGACCAAATAAACCTGATCCCCCTTCACCTGTGGAATTTGGCGGCGATCCTTTATTGAAAACATGCATGTAGTCTATCTCGTCTTTATATTCTAAATTATTCACATATATCCAAAATGAATAAGTAAATTCAATACCTTCATATTGGTTGGCACTTCTTAAAAGAGGAATTGATGTTTTTGCTCCTAATGCTTGCGTAACTGTTAAAGCTTCGGTTGCGTCTTTCATACCGCTAATAATATATGGTGTTTGCGATGGAGACAATAACACATATAAAATTTTACTACCAATGTAAAATAAGGCAGAAAACAATATTATAATTGCTAATAAAAAGGTCAATCTTGAAATCATAGTGTTTGATGATACAAAATCGTTTAACATGCTTTTTTTTTCAGTTTTATATGGAATTAATGATGACATATTTTTTTTAATATTTTCCAAAATTCCTTCGGGTGGGTTCATATTTATTACTATATTATAATAATATTAATAATATTATAATATTATAATTTTTATTGTTATTATTATTAATTTTTATTGTTATTGTTATTGTTATTATTATTAATTTTTATTGTTATTGTTATTGTTATTGTTATTGTTATTAATTTTTATTGTTATTATTATTAAATTGTGATTGTGCCCTTTTCTTTGTTATATTCAAAAAAGCTGACTTTCAATCTATATTTATTAAACATACTACTTGCAAGCCCGGCATTAATACCTTCTTTATAAATATTATATGCTTCTTGTGGATTAATCGCATTTCCTTCATAGCGTATACGTGTTATAAATCCTTCAAAACTGCTGTTTAAGCCATCATTATTTGCGGCTGTTCCTGTAATTTGCATATTGCCTATATATATATTTTTTTTAATTTGACTTGGATCATCGTTTTTATATAGTCCATGTAATATAAATGAATTGCGCAATTTACCATCTAAATATACATCAAATGTGCGAGTATCTACACTTAATGTTAAATTATTCCATTTTTGAACAGAAATGTTAGGGATTTTATATCTTGAAAAGTTTGTCTTATTTCCGGTGTTTGGTTTGTCTAAATAACTTTCTATGTCAATAAACAAATTATTTTCATATTTATCTAATGCAATATTTATATTTTTAAAAAAATTGCCAGACGCTTCGATTGTCACCTTATTGCTAATACCCGATAAAGCAACTTGTAACTCTGGGACTGTTCTTGCGTTTTCACGAGTTGCCATAAATAAAATATTCTTTTCATTTGATATATTATCTCCCCAATTTTCTATATAAAACCATACACTCAACATAAAGTTAGACGAACTTGTTTCAGGTATATTTTTAGAAAATATCACATTTTTATTACTTGAAAAAAAGGAAGAGCTTGCACTAGCACTATCATACCTTTCAGCGGGTAATCTTGCATCACACATAATATCATAGATTATATTTGTTTTGAAAAACAAATTCCTAAGTCCCCATATAAGAACAACCACAAGTATTATTACTATTATTATATTTACTACACTCATTATAATTTTATATATAAAAATATTATAATGTTTAAATCAACACTCAAATATTTAATATTTAAATTAATGTCTTAAATCTTTTTCTTTAAATTCGCTCTTTAAATTCGCTCTTTAAATTCTTTCTTTAAATTCTTTCTTTAAATTCTTTCTTTAAATTCGCTCTTTAAATTCTTTCTTTAAATTCTTTCTTTAAATTCTTTCTTTAAATTCTTTCTTTAAATTCGCTCTTTAAATTCTTTCTTTAAATTCTTTCTTTAAATTGTTTCTTTAAATTCTTTCTTTAAATCTTTATTTCATGCTTTTGCGTTGTTTTTTGATAAATTATATAACAATTCAATTGTTGATGGAGTTTTTATTTTATCGTAATAATATATTTGTTTTATACTTCCATGAATGCCATCATTTTCGCCTATAGTTATGTTATCGCCTTTAAAATATGGAGATACGTTTTCTTTTGATCCTACTAACTTACCATCTACAAATACATCTATTATATTATTATCATAATTTATTACGAAAAATAGCCATTTTTGAAACTTAGGATTTGCCAACTCATAAATTGTATCCAATTGATCGCCTCTATTACTGATTGTTCTAGATTTTATTATTATTTTTTGCGATTTGCCGTTATAATAAATTACGGGTTTATAAGCATAATTAAATAATATAGTATCTTTTGTATATGCTATTGAGGTGTTTTCCGGTTGCGTATTAAGATATATATAAAAGCTCAAACTGTAGGTATAACTATATGGAAATTTTTCTTTACTTATTACCGAACTATGATATTCGGTTTTAATATTATAACTGCTATTTTCATCTTTAAATAGTGTATAAGTGTAAGCTTTTACATTTGGATCATTGTTACTATCTTTTGTGCCATTATTAATAGCGCTATTGCCTTTATTATATACAGCACTTAATGTTTTATTTAAACTCTCTTTTTCTTTAATCATGGTGTTAGCTTTTGGGGAGAGAGAAGCTAATTGAGCTTTATCTATACTAAAAGCGGATAACATTTTATCTATTTTGTCTTCGCTTGGATTGGCTTCTGCTTCTGGAACTGTAGTAGGCAATTCAACATTTTTACTTAAATTGGTATTTAAGTTTTGATATTTTCCTAAAGTGCGCTCTTTATTTAAATAAAAAGGTCCTGTGCCTTGTAATATATCGCTCTTATCAAATGTTCTTATAGCACTGAATAGTAGTGGCAACAAAAATAGTAATGTTATTAACAATAATAATATGAAAAATAATATATAAACAGGAGAGGGTGTTAATCCAATGTCTTTATTTAATTCGCTTACAAAAATGGCTATTAAACAAGGAATGAAAAATATGAGATTTTTAAATATGCATGCAAAATATTTTACATAAGCCATTATTATATTTGTGTAGCTGGGTTTACCATCGCCGTCTGGTGGTGTTTTTATTTCACAGTAAATACTAGAAGACGGAGTTTTTATAGAAAAAATGAGTGCTACTATTGATAACATTATCAAAATTATTATTATTATTAATGTAACTCTTGTAATGTTATAATTAGCGTCATCTACTTTGTGCGAATATAAAGCATAACTTATTACAAATAATGGTATTATAATAATTAACAACAAATAGAAAATATATTTCATCATGTTAAATAATGGAGTAGTAACTGATTTTTTTAACACGTCTTTATCTAATGCTTCTTTATTTGTAATGCTATCGCGTTTTATTAGAGCTCTTTGGCTATATACGTTAGCATATTGAGTGTCGCTATTATATTTACTATTACTACTACTAGTACTACTAGTACTAGTAGGATTATCCCATGAAGTATTATTTCTATAAATAAAAAAGAGGAAAAAATATATACTAAGTGCTACTAACATTATTTCTAGTAACGCTTCATATTTGGTGTTTTTAATATAAAATAGATTTTGTCTGGTGTTCAAATAATGAAACAAAAATAATATTAATATAAGTAATATGCTAATAAAATATCTATAATATTTATGTTTTATACTAGAAGTTTCAATATTAACACCACTAAATATCGTCTCTTTTACCATAAATCCATTAACAATTTTGTCCAATATTCTTGTAAAAATTAAGCTAATATATTTAATAAATTCGGGTATTTTTGTAACACTATTATTTACAAATTCTTGAATTTGTGTAACATAACTATCTGGCATATTATAATAATATAATATAATATATTATAATAATTATGATCTACTAACTAACACAAACTTTATTATAGATTTTCACAAGCTGTTTTTCTACCATGACAATCTCTACATAATGCTTCCAAATTATCTATATTATTTGAGCCACCATATTCCAATTTTATAACATGATCTACTTCAAACCATGCAGGTAATTGTTTTTTGCATTGTTTGCAATGCCAATTTTGAGATGCTGCAACAAATTTCTTTTTAGTTTCACTTACGCTTCGCTTTGTAGAAGTATTTCCGGAATATAAAATCTTTTGTTGTTGTTTTGATAAATTATGATTTATATTTGAAGGATTTGAGAAAGTTACCGATTTTTGAATGCTTGGATTATTGTATATATTATAGTTATTGTTTAATTCTTTTGTTATAGAGTTTGACGTAAAGTCGATAATTGGAGTAATAATACTTGCTGTGTTTCTATCAATAGGTAAATATTTTATATATCCGTTTGAGTTAGTTACTAAATCTCTATAATTATTTGGATCTTTTTTTATATATAAATAAACACATAGCCCAATAAAAGCGAAAAAAGCCATTTTATAATATTTTTCATATTGCTTTAGTTTATTTATTAATTTACCTTCAAAATATGTATTAAGTAATACTAGAACCGTTATAAATAAAATAAGTAATTCAAGTTTCATATTATTATTTCATATATAAATATAATAAAATTAATATTAATATAGTTATCAAAACTATTCTTAAAATAGGATACTTATTTTTCTTTTTCTTTTTTTTAAGTTTTAATTTTGCTGCCATTATTTTATATATAAATATATAATTAATATTATTATTATTATTAATAAACTTACAAAAACATATTTGTGCTTATTTTTCCGTTCGTCGTCCTTTTTAAGTTCTTTTAATTTATAGTTTGTATAATAGTTATTTAAAGCATCATAATACGACATTTCTGGTTTACCTAAATATATATTTATTTTATTATGTATAAAATGTGTCCATTTTGTAAGTGATTCTCTCGAATCTAAATAAGGGGTCACCGGATATGCGTCTAAAAACTTACTAAATACATTTCCAATATCAGGAACAGGTATAAATAGTGGCAAATTTGTTATAAAGTCGTAATATTTTTTTTTAGTGCTTTCATTTACATTTAACGGATATGACAAAGCAATTGTATATAAGACAAACCAATAATGAGGACCCCAAATAATAGGATTAAATATTCCATTATTATTATTATTATTATTATTATTGTTATTGTTATTCATAATAATAACTATTAATTTTTAATAATACTATAGATTTTATATTGACTATTATAATCTATAATAGTTAATATGCGTTATAATATGCATTATAATAGTTAGTCTTACTGAAATAAAAAAATATATATAAAAACATAATTAGTATATTAATTAACAATCTATAAATCTATAATGAATACGAAAAAATTTATTTTTTGTAATAACTGTGGTAAGCTAGGTCATTTATTTCATCAATGTAAAGTACCTATAACAAGTATAGGTATTATTCCTATAAGGATTACTAAAAAAGTAAATCCATTAACAAATATATTGGAAAATAGTGTGGATATTTTCATAATCAAACGTAAAGACACGTTATCATTTGTAGATTTCATGCGTGGAAAATATTCTATAGAAGATAAAAATTATATTACAAATTTATTAAATAACATGACAGTACATGAGAGACAATTTATATTAAACAATGATTTTGATAGCATATGGCAATATTTATGGAATTACAACACAAATAATTCTTATAAAAATGAGGAAAAAACATCCAAAACAAAGTTTATAAATTTGAAAACCGGATATTCGAATATTTTTGAAAGCTATGATTTAGAATGTTTGATAAATTTATGCGATAAAAAATATAGTGAACCCGAATGGGGTTTTCCAAAAGGGCGCCGTAACTATCAAGAAAAAGATATAATTTGCGCACTTAGAGAATTTGAAGAAGAAACCGGATATGAAAAAAAAGACATTGCTATTATTAATAACATTGTTCCATACGAAGAAATATTTAGTGGTTCTAATTATAAATCATATAAGCACAAATACTTTATTGGTATAATTAATAATAATTATATTCCTAAAAATAATTATCAAATTTATGAAATTACCGAAATTAAATGGGTATCTATAGACGACGTTTCTAATTATTTGAGAGAATATAATTATGAAAAAAAAAATATAATAAATTATTTAAATAGTTTATTAAAAACTTATAAACTATATATTTAATATATAGTAATAATGGATCAATTTTTCATGAATATGTTTAGTTCACAAAAACCAACTAAAAGTAATACTACCAAGGAACAAGAACCAGAACCAGAACCAGAACAAGAACCAGAACAAGAACCAGAAGAAGAGGAACAAGAAGAGGAACAAGAAATAGAATTTGATGAAGAACCAGAAGAAAACAAACAAGATCAAGAACCAGAAGAAGATTACGAAGAAGACCCAGAAGAAGAAGTACCAGAATATGAACTACCAGAACCAGAAGGAGAGGGTGAAGAAGAATTACAAGAAGTTGATGAAGAAGAAGCCGAAGCACAAGCCGAAGCTGAAGCAGACGCCGACGCACAAGCCGAAGCCGAAGCAGATGAAGGAGAAGAAGAAGATGAAGGCGAAGAAGAAGCAGAAGAAGAAGCAGAAGAAGAAGCAGAAGAAGAAGCAGAAGCAGAAGCAGAAGAAGGAGAAGAAGAAGAAGAAGTAAGCGTTAGCGAAGCAAAAGAAGAAGAAAGGGAAGGCGAAGAAGAAGTAAACGCTGTAAAGGAAGAAGAGGATGAAGAAGAAGATGTAAACACAGTTAATGAAGAGGATGAAGAAGAAGATGTAAACGCAGTAAATGAAGAAGACGAAGAAGAGGACGAAGAAGAGGACGAAGAGGACGAAGAAGAGGACGAAGAAGGAGGAGAAGAAGATGCAGTAATCAAAGAACAAGAAGAAGAAGCAGCATTTAGCGAAGGTTTTGATAACATAGGAGAAGGAAAAACTCAAACAGTTGCAGCACCACCTATTGCAAGTCCAGAAGAAGAAGGCGAAGAAGGCGAAGAAGGCGAAGAAGAAGGCGAAGAAGAAGAAGGCGAAGAAGAGGAAGAAGGCGAAGAAGAAGAGGAAGAAGAGGAAGAAGAGGAAGAAGAAGAAAGTCCAGATCTTGAAGAAGAGGAAGCACCGCCTATTAATAAAGAAAAGAATAATTTATATTTAGCCTCATTATTTAGAGAGAATATAAATAAAATAGACATTGACAAATCAGAATTAGAAGGATTAGCAAGCGACGTTAATACAAAAACCGATTTAAAATATTATTTAAATGCTTTAGAATTATTAAATTCCAAGGAGTTAAAAAATCCGCTAAATAGTAATTACAAATATTTATATCCGCATCATGACGACGAATTTTTCAATATTAAAATAGCGCACAATAAAGAGCTCATGGAAAATAAGATAAAAGTAAATATTGAAGCAGACTTTGAAAAGCAAGCAAACGAAATATGTAATAAGGACTTTGAATTGGCGCCATATCAAAAATTTATAAAAAACTTTTTATCAATACATACGCCATATAATGGACTATTATTATATCACGGACTAGGAACAGGAAAAACATGCTCAGCAATAGGTGTAGCAGAAGAAACCAGAAAATATTTACAATATATGGGGTATAATGACAGAATTATTATTGTAGCCTCTCCAAATGTTCAAGAAAACTTTTATTTACAATTATTTGACGAAAATAAATTAGAATTAGTCAATGGTTATTGGACTATTAATAATTGCGCTGGTCAAAATATATTAAATGAGATTAATATATTGCAAAAAAATTTATCACGTGAAAAAGTGATAAAAATAGTGAAAAACATTATATCAAATTATTATTTATTTATGGGTTACACACAGTTTGGTAATCTAATAATGAAAAAATCCAATATAACAAGTCAATTTGCAGACGACGATCCAAACAATAGCAAAAGAAAAATGCTGATTAAAAAGAAATTGCAAAAATATTTCAATAATAGATTAATAATAATTGACGAAATACATAATATACGCCAATCTAAAGATAACAGCAACAAATTAGTGTCCAACGAATTAATGAATTTGGTTAAAAATGTTAGCAACTTAAAGCTATTATTTATGTCTGCAACACCGATGTTTAATGACTTTAAAGAAATAATATTTTTAATAAATATTTTAAATATAAATGATAATAGATCAAAAATAGAGCTTAAAGACGTGTTTAACAGTGATGGCACTTTTGTAGTAAACAGTAAAGGTGAAGAAGTGGGGCTTGAATTATTTAGGAGAAAGATAAACGGCTATGTTAGCTATGTAAAAGGCGATAATCCGTTAAGTTTTCCATTTAGAATATTGCCTAATGATTTTACGGAAACTAAAAGTATATTTAATAATACATATCCGGAATTAAAGCTTAACGGAAACAGTTTAACTGAAAAAATAGAATTATTTGATATATATGTAAATAGTATATCACCTTATCAAGAATATGTTTATAATATAGTCCTTAAAAATAACATATCAAAATTTGATGAAGACAAAATTAATGCAATGGAAACCTTTGGATACACATTACTACAAAAACCATTAGAAGCGTTAAACATGGTATTTCCTAATGCTAAATTGGAGAGCTATTTTGATGACAAAATGAAACTTTATAATAATAATATTCAGGATGTTATTAAGAATATTAATCTAGAAGAAATAAACAATCTTGTAAATATTAGAGACTGTGTCGGAAAAATGGGGATAAATAATATAATGAGTTATCAAGAAAGTCAGGCACCAAAATCAAGATACGGCTATAAATATAAAAATGACTTTACTAGTGGAACTAATAAAACAAATATATATGATTATAATGTTATAGAAAAATATAGTGCTAAAATTAAATCAATATTGGATGCACTATACAATTCGCAAGGTCCGCTAATTATATATTCGCAATTTATTGACTCGGGTTTAATACCGCTAGCGTTGGCACTGGAGACGGCCGGATTTACTCGCTACGGATCAAATAGATCTTTATTTGCTAATCCGCCTAGCGAAGAATTAGATGTAAATAGTTATAAGAAGAAGTCGGAAATGGCACCAGGACAGCGTTTTAGAGGCGCAAAATACGTTATAATTAGTGGAAACAGCAATATATCTCCTGATATATTGGGCGATTTAAAGGCTTGTACCGACACAAATAATATTAATGGTGAAATAGTGAAAGTAATACTTTTATCGGCCGCAGGAAGTGAAGGGTTGGATTTTAAATATATTAGACAAATACACATTTTAGAGCCGTGGTATAATATAAACAGGATTGAGCAAATTATTGGTAGAGCTATTAGAACATGTAGCCATAAAGATCTCCCACTTATTCAGCGCAATGTCCAAATTTATATGCATGCTACAATATTAAGTAATAATAGTGAAGCCGTTGATTTATTTATTTACAGGAAAGCAGAAGAAAAAGCCAAAGTAATTGGAACTGTTACGCGAGTATTAAAAGAGCATAGTGTAGATTGTTTACTTAATTACGAGCAGCAAAAATTTGACGAGAAATTTATTAATAAAGAATTAGCCATTACTCTTTCAAATAACTCTACAATAAATTATAGTATAGGTGACAAGGCATATAGTGCATTATGCGATTATATGGCCGAATGCAGATATTCATGTAAGCCATCTATAGAAGACTATAAAAAGGTTTACAACGAAGACCCGCTAATAAATAGTTCAAGTTATAATGATAATTATTTGAAAACAAATAATGAAGTTATTATAAAGCTATTGAGAGATTTATACAAAGAGCACTACTTTTATGAAAAAGTTGATCTTATTAAACAAATTACATCATTTAAAGAATATCCATTAGAGCATATAAACAATGCTCTAGATGAGTTAGTTAATAATGAATATACATATATTAGCGATAAATACAATAACATGGGAAAATTAATAAATATTGGATCTATGTATATTTTTCAACCAACAAATCTGAATAATGATGCTACTATTTTTGAGCGCACCAGCGCAATGATTAACAAGCCAAACGAACTTAAATTTAGCATTCCGGAAACATTTGAATTACAAGAAGAAGACAAAAAAATAAATCAAGCAAAATCCAATGGTCCTATTCCTAATCCTATTCCTAATCCAATTCCAAATAGTACAAAAGAAAAAACGGCGCCATTGATTAAGCTTTATAGTAATAACGATTTAACCAATTTATCCAGTGCCAATAAAGAGGCAGTTAAATCGTATATTGCAGACTTAGAAACTAATTATAAATATATAATCACAAACATTCAACCCATAAAAGGGGCTAAATATATTAAAGATAATAAGTATGTTTATTACGGTAAAATAATGGATATATTACGAGAGAAAAAAGCAATAACTCATGACGAAATTGATAAAATAGCGATTAATATATTGCTAGACGATTTAGATTACAATAAGACCGTGTTGCTTGTTATTTATTTGTTAAATGATAGCTATAATGAAGAAAGTGCGTTTAATAAAAAATTATTGGCTTATTATAGTTCAAAAATTATGAAAACAGCTAATGGCAAGTCAAAGGCATTATTAATACCAAATAAAAGCGAGTATAGAGATTATACTTTATATGTAATTAAAAACGTAAACACACATGAAAAATCGCAATCTTCGGGAATTATTTTAGTAATTGGCGAATTTGAGGACTATAATGATTTTGATAAAGTCGTCGAAAGTAATAAAATAAAAACTGAAGATTATGCGGGAGTTTTAGGAATATTATATCCAAATAAAAAAATAACAAAAGAATTGGTTACTGAATTTAAAATAAAATATGCTACAAATAAAGGCGCTCGATGCGATCAAGCAGGAAAAGCAAATACTGAAAAAATCTTTACCATTTTGGATGTTCATGAAGACGTGATCAACTCACTAAAATCATTAAACCAGCATTATTTTTGCGCTGCTCAAGAAATATATTTTCGGTTATATGATATTCGAAGATTTGACAAAAAGCGGTGGTTTATAAATCTCTCTGATGCAATAATAAATAAGTTATAACAAAATATAATATTTACAAAAATAATATTTATAACAAAAAATAATATTTACAATATAATATTTACAAAAATAATATTTACAAAAATAATATATAGATTAAATATTAAGATTTAATATATAGATTAATTATTTATATAAATTGAAATAATTTATAAAGATTAAATTATTAATATATATATTAATACAATATGTCTAAAATACAAAATCGGAAATCTCTTCCTACTAAAA